CTGAGCCTTGGGCAGTATGGCCAGAAGGAAGTTGTAAATCTCCTCTCGCCTGAATCATCTCTCCAAAGGTATCGTCTTTTCTGATTTCCCAAATTCCGAATTTACTATTACCTGTAACGTTTAAATTTGTCGCCTCCAGGTTTTTCGCTTGAATACCTTCCGCTACAACCTTATCAGCATCTATCAGTCCTGCCGACACCTTACCAGTCTCGTTGTCGATAAGCACGGTATCGTTTGCATCAGTTTTGTTCTTTTTAATGTGTACCTGATTGCCGTAGAGCGTGACAGATTCAGAGTCAATAACAATACCCGCTGCCTTTAAGCTCGCCTTATCCACAAGGTCACTCTTGCGCTCGGTGTACTCGGTCATTTTTGCGCCCTCTTCGAGTTTTGGTTGAGCGATATAACAATCAGTTACAGGTGCACCGCCATCACTCTGAAAAGACCTGTTAAGCCTAAGAAGGACGTATTTATGCAAGCTGTCAGATGGTCGCCAGTGCACCCAGTATCGTTCCCATTTGTTTGTTAGCTGAAAACTTGCGCCGCCATCGACGGGAATATTAGTAATTCCTAATGAACTCTCAACGAATACGTCTGTCTCAGGGCTGTAAAAATATGCCGTTAGCAAACCAGTTCCCTTTGCCATGAACGAGAAAACATAATCCTTATTAGCCTCCAAGCCGAAAGAAGTGAAAGCTCCTGGTTTTCCTTTTCGCCATTCAAGGACGTTGTGATAAGAGTCATTACCGACATCAACAAACTCACTGCCGTTGTACGCATAACACGTTCCGTCATTTCTAACATAGTATGTATCATCATATACGTTTCCAGATGAAGGAAGCTGACTAAAGCTATCAACGGTTCCTTTCAGCTTATAGGTGAACGACTTATGTATAGACGTACTCTCTCCGAACCCTGCTGGAGTCAGTGTACCGTTAACGTCGTAAAGCGAGCCTGACTTATCGAGCGACAATGTGTTATCAAGCATATTGCCGCCCACATAGTCATAATCATCTTGCGAGAGAGTCCAGCCATTGTAATCGCCCTCTGCCAGCATAGGCTTGCAGAATCTTGCCACAAAAGTTTTATGATAGACATCTGAGCTCGTAAAGACATTTGCTTCTATCCAGTCATGCGTATCATCGGTTGTGAACGACCATTTGACCAGCTGCCACTTGTTAGGCTCCTTGATAGCGAAGGAATAAGTTCCTGTAGGTCTTCCGTCTCTATCCTGTCCAATCTCGGCTCTGTTATAAATCACCTCAAGATGAACAGTCGTGTTAGCATCGAGAACCTTCACCCAACACGAGAACGTGTACTGAGTCCCGTGTTTAATTCTAATATTCTTCGTATTATAGCCGCCCCAGAACGCACCACAATACTGGTATCTGGTTCCGTCGTAATATGACGCAGCCTTAATACAATTCATGCCATCCACGCCGTCATTCATCAGAATACCATAGCCTCGAACATTTGAGTCAAGGAGTAAGCCAAAGCCTTCTTGTCGGTTGAATGCACTCCCCACCAGTAAGTTTCTCCTGCCCACTGACTTTTCGCTCACCGAGAGGGATATTTCTCTTGCCGTCTGTTCAAATTTCGACGTTGCTTGAGTCAGCTCGTTTTTAGTTGCAGCACCGCCCCCCTTTGACAATTCGTCAAATTGTGCCTTATAGCCCTTATTGTCAAATGCTACAGAACCAGTAAACTTAGCTACGTTGACTTGTACGTTTACCGTAACCCACATAAGAGTACTTCGCTCTCCAAACACGTCGATAGGGAAGGAAATCTGTCCGCTTGACTTGCTGACTTTTTCGTCTCCGCTAATAGTTTCCTGTTCTATTCTATCAATAGTAATTCTTGCCTCTCCATTGCTATTTGATATACTACCATCGACGTTTGTGTGTTTTTTTGTTGCGTAGTTGCTTGGCAGAGAGAGGTTGTCTGCGCTTATCTTCTGGTTGCCCTTATAGACAGTCACAGTCGCATATTTACCGCTTAATGTAGCAGAGTCAACAAGACCATTTTCGTTTGTATCGAAAACGAGAGTGGATGGAGAAACTTCTACCCGATAGGCATCATCGCCTGTTATCTGTACAGGTGTTGACCAAGGAAGTACAGCCTTTCCGTCTTTCAGCACAGCCTGACTCATCCATACCGTTGATGGCATAGAGACGAGATTATCGGATAGGTCGAAGCGGAATAAACCATAGTCTCCGTTAACATTACCGCTACTATCCTTACAATAAGAGACATAGAAGAAATGCTGTCCTGCCGTTGCCACGTGATAAGAATACGAATCCTCTACGCCGTTGCCTGATGTATATGCTACACCCGTCTTCCGAAGGCTGCTTGAACCTGTTATCTCCGTATCAAGTGCATGAACTTGAATGAAGTCATAGTTACCCTCGGAATAAGCCTTAATAATAACTTTAACGTCCGAATTATCTACATTCGTAGAAAATGATACTTTCATTATTGCCCATCCGTAGTTATCAGACAGCCCAGAAGGAGATTTCTTCCACGAATTACCACCTTCTGTCACGTCAGTCCAGCTTTTAGATGTAGAATCAACAGACGAACTGGCGCCATTATCAAAGCTTCCGTAGCTGATATTATCCACCTTGAGATAAGACCAACCTTTCTGAGGTGTGCGAGACCATCCGTCAGATAATTGGGACAAGTCTTCAACAGTTGGTTTTGAAGGGCGAGACGTAGCATTTTTGTACGCCATTACGACACCCTCACCACTCTGACCAAGAGAGAAGTTGGCAGAAGCAACGATATTATCACCGATATACATAACGACAGTAATAACAGACTTTCCAGTCCAAGCATCCTCATAATTCAAATAGCCGAAGTAATCATTTCCGCTATTTATCCAATCTGTCATATTATCGCTACGCTCACCATCAATATAGCATTTTACAGAAGCCGAATCACCAAAAGTCGCAATGTTTCCAGAAACGGTACTCTTACTGCCTTCCTGCTTACGGAAACTAACAGTTACAGCGGATTGACTGCTATGACCTGCGATTGTTCTCAATTCCTTCATAAGACTCACGGAATAGCTAACTGCGTCATCACCCTTCTCGCCTTTGCCTCCAGAGAGGACTTTTTTCCAGTTAGATGAACCATCGGAAGGTTCTTCTTGGACATCAACCCCTGAATTAGCAACACATACCCATACGGCATTGTTATGATTCACTTGGTCGTTCTTATGATAGGTATTGTTTTCTGCCCAGTCACCTCTATAATTGATGATATTGATAGTGCTACCGTCATCCGAAATCCACTCAAAACGCGAGGAGTTGATTTTCGTGCCTCCCTTTGGAGAGGTTTCAAATACCGACAGAGATACCTCTTTATCACTACCATTTACGCTTTTAGTGATAGTATGCTTGTACTCGGTGATATTGGCATAACAAGCAATACGGGGAGCATATTCGCCAGTCGTCTCTAAGATAATCACGTTCTGTCTGTCTGTCTTGTCATACTCACCGTGTTCATTACGATGTCTGTTACCGTCAAGCACAATAGTATCACCAGCCGAAGGAATGTCTCTCGTCTCCAAAGGTGCAGGGTTAGAGCCATTGTAACCTACGCCAAACTCATCGTCGTAGCCATCAATGTCACCACAATGCTTACCTATCACAATCCAAGCAAACGCCTGCCCATCGTACAATTCCACCTGTACTCCTTTCGTCTGCTCGTTGCCATCCTCATCAAGGTAAGTTTCCGTCTTAGTGCCGTAAATTTTTTCGTTCTGTGTAGATACACCACCATCAGGAATAGTACGCCAATAGCTCTTGTTGCTTACATCACTATATGTTCCACCAGCCACAATTTCGCCCATCGTCTGACAGCGCGCTTGGTCGCCCTCCTGCCAATCGTTCATCGTAGCAGTAGTACCATTATCGGCTAAGAGATAGCATTTCCAGCCAACACATTCTACGTCATCATCAGTTGTTTCGACCCAAGATGTCACACCGTCAGCAGATACCAATTTCTTGACAGGCACAACTCTGACAAGCTTACTTCCTGCTCCAGATAAATAGATATTGCCCCCCGAATAAGACAGCTTGCGTACCTCTAATTCGTGGAATCTCGCCTTACCCCAGATGGTAAGGTTCGTAATGAAGGCATGGTACTTGCCATTCTTCTCCTTTTCAACAGAGAAGCCTTGTTCAGCCGCATTGTCGTAATCGAGAGACTTTATTGCACGAAAAAACGCCTCGCCAAGCTCCGTAATCTTAGCGCTGTTGCCGAACCTCGCTCCCATCATCAATTCAACAAGACCCTTGGCGATAAGGCCTTTAATAAAGGTTATCTTGCCATTTGCAATGTCATCGGTAAGCTTGGAAAGGAAAAACTTGCTTCCCTCGGTAGCCACCTGCCCCTTAACCTGTGTCAATGTAATTCCGCCGCCACCTCCTGAACCGCCGTTTCCGTTCTCAAGAGATGTTATCTGCTGCTGGATTTTCTGGATAGTTCCAACCTCCTTATCTTCTCTAAGAGTAATCTCATAAGTAGGAATTTTACCATCCTGCTCTTTGATGTTGAGCTGGTCTATGGTAATTGTACCACTAATATTCAGGTCGTCATCTCTAAAATCCATCAGATCACCTGCCTTCAAAGTGTCATGCAAGCTCTTTATTGCTCCCGTTTTATCAGCCATGGCTGTGTCGTGCTGCCTTGCCATGAAAATTTCATCCACCTTTGGCTGATAGACGTATCTTGTGTAGTCGTTCTTTTCGAGAAGAGCGATTGCGTATTTAAGAAGCTTCAGAGACGCAGCCTTGACATACGAATCAGGAAGAGTGATACCAGTAAGAACGAAATGGTCACCTTTTCTGATAGGATAGTCCTTGTATGGAAACCAAAGCTCAAGAGCATCGTCTTTGATTCTCTCGATAGTGAGCCTCCATCTACCGTCAACCTTGGTTGAGGATGCTACCTTAAATGTTCGTCCGCCACACATACCATCCTTCATGGAGATTGAGAAATCATCGTCCTTCAAGTCGTTAATATCGAAATCGACAGCTTTACTGAGATAGATGTCAACGTTCTTGACATTTTCGTTATCGTTGAATCGGCCGTCATCATCAGGAACAACACCCTCATCAATCTCGTCAACACGTACGCCGCCGACAACCATTTCTTCGATTGTAGGGTAGATTTCGATGATTCCATTTGTCTTATCGTCTGTGTCAAAGAACTGTGATGCGGAACGCAGACCAATCTGATCGATGTTGATGGAATCGACGTAAGGTCTATGCGGGTCAGTAGAGAATCTATGTTGCTTCCCGGTAGGGTTCACGTACTTCTTCTCTTCATCCGTGAGCGATTCGTAGAAGTCACTCAGTGATACATGTGGAAATCCAGGCAGCATAAGCCTGTTGATTGACATATTGTTCGGAAGATTCTCTGCGTATTCCTTCATGGATGAAGGAACAGTTTTCTTATTGAGACCGGACGTGATATACATTTTCGTTTTTCCAGCCTTAACCTGCGCAATGAACGCATCAAGTTTCTCCTTTGATTCCTCATCTCCGGTATCGACCTGTGCGCCTTTCAATTCGCTGTGGAATCTGCATTTACTGGAGTCGTGCATCTGTGCCACATAACCCGTAATGATATTCTGGAAATCGAACGTTACCTGAAGAACCCAGCCGGAAGACTGTTCCTGAGATTCGCCGGAAACGACATATTTTCTCTTATTCTTAAAATACGTCTCTATATAATCGAGTTCCAATTCGAGTTCTACATACGTGCTTGCTTCGACGACTTTTGTGATATTCGCCACATACTTGACACCGAGGTCCGCATAATAGTGAGAAGGAAGGTTCTTCTCTGAGCCATAAGCCCTGAGTCTCGTGATAACCTTCTGATCTGAATCTGCGTTCTGCTCAATCTCGTAAAGTCCGTTGCCACGGCCGTACTCAAACATGTGTTCTGTCGTAACACCGGCTGTACCAACATAGACATTTCTTCCTCTTACAATGAAGTTGACATTCCACTTACTCTTAACAAGAGAAAGAGCTTCCCAACACGTCATTGTGTCAGCCGTTATAGACATCGAATCAATAACATTATTATTCGTTCCTTCTCCATAAGCCTCATCCCATTCCTCGGCAGCACACCCTCTCTGCTCGGATCTGTCCTTGTTACGAGAGAAAATTTTCCATTTTCCAGCTCCAATCTGCTCATTAAGGTTTGCCTGTATTCTGTCAAGCAAATCGTCAAGAGTTTCTACATAGAACTGGAATTTTGGAAGGGCAGTATAGTGGAGTTCGTTGTCGTTTAAAACTACATCGAGAAATTCCGCATCAGAAAGTTCATTCTGGAGAGAATTGAATTTCACGCTGTCATAGACAAATCCGTCCCCGTAAGTATTAAATCTTGCTTTCTTATCTTGCCCTGGTTCGTAATTAAGAACGAACTTTTCATTCCTGTAAATGATATAGTCTCCCATCATAAAAACAATAGGAGTTTCATGCCTGAACGTAACTGTAAGATAACATTCACCCATCCACGCATCCGAATATTCGAGACTTCGGATATCTATATTGTTTCCGTTGACATCCTTAAGTATAGTACCGTCTTTGTGATATATTTTCCAAACACCCATAATCGCTATATTAAATTTGTAACATTACCCGACGCATCTCTGAACGGATTGATTTCCGTGACAGGATCATTAACCTTGAACTTAATCGAAAGAACAAGCAAATCCTCACTGCCAGGTTCTCTGTATAGAGTAGGAGATACACTCTTTAGCCTTACATGCTGCCTTCCGATTTTATTGAACTCACAGTACATTTTCATCATTCCCGACTTTCTGAGGTAGTCTAAGAAAGCCTTGCACTTATCTGTTGCACCAAAAGCGTCTCCCTTGAACAGAAACTTTATATCAGTTTCGTACGACGCCATATAGAGACCTTCTGGTCCGATATACTCATCGTCCCCATGTTCGTCATTCCACTCTCTTTTTGAAGGTTCTTTGACGGAATCACATGGTTTAAACGGGTTCTCACTAACATACATACCAAAGGCGGCGATGGAATCCTTTACTTCATTTCCATCGCCCTCCTTCTGCATGTATATCCTGAAATAATCTTTCATACCTTAAATCAGCTTTTTATAATTGCAAATATACGGAAAATAGAATAAATATGCAAGAAATATTCAGTTAAAAACGCATAAATATACAAAAGAGGGTGCAGATATAGATCCGCGCCCCCCGATTATTACTTCATCTTCAATGATTTTGTTCCGTTAAGAACTCTATTGAAGTTGTCGTTATACTCAACGAATATACTTTCAATCCTCTCGGCTGCATCCGCATTGCGTAATGTGTTCTGGGCAATCGCATTAAGCTGCGTCAGCTGGGACTTCGCGATCTCGCTCATCTCCGGATAATACTTAGCTTGTTCTGCGCGGATAACAGAACAATCCAACCTAATACCATTAAGATACGACAGACCAAGGCCTGCCTCTTCTTCTGTTATTCCCTTTACAGAGTTCCTTGATGACGAACTGCTGTTGTCGGACCAACCATAGGTCTTCTTCAAGAAGTCTCGTGTCGCCTCTATCTGCTTAGAAAGGTCTTCCGTACTGTTTTTAACATCAGCGTATTCTGCGCCAGTGTACTCGGAGATTACATTTCCGTTCGAATCCTTTATATTCTCTGTGCCGCCATTCGGATCTCCATACTTCTTGGTCTTCTCAAGGAGCGCGTTTATCTTGTCCTTATAAAGATTCTCAATCATGGAGTTCAAGATGGTGTTCTTTAATTTTCCTTCAAAGCCATCCAACAAGTCTTCATATCCATTAGCCATAGTTGACATAGCATCGCCCCAAGAAGACACCAGGTCGGAGAACTTGTTGCCAGTAAGTTTCTCGGTAATAGCCTCTATTATATCGTCAGCCTTCTCGCCATACTGAATGAGCTTTTCCAGATAATCCCTAAAGTCTGAGTCCATGTTAGCCCAAAGGCCAGTATAATTCTTCTTGATTTCGGAAAGGGTATCGGCATTCATGTTGAGCATGTCTTCCATACCATTGAACCGAACGCCGTACTTTGAAGAAATTTCACCGGCAACATCTCGCCAATTCTGACCATTATAATTGTACGAACCCTTCCACATTCGATACCAGATGGAGTGGGAGCCGGCTGACGAACCAGAGTTGAGTCTCTTCTGGGCTATAACCTTAGTCTGCTCAATCTCAGCTTTGAGCATTTCCTGAGCTTCCTTGGATGCCTCTGTAGCCTCAGTACCCCAATGGATATTCATGTACTCAGTCTTCTTGGAGATGAGAGAATCCCAAATAGAGGACAGGTTGTCGTACTCAGCCTTCGCCTTGTTGTAGCTACTGTAGTCTGCGCCGAATGCCTTGATGAGCGAACTTCCCACGCTCAGGGCTGCTGCCGCTGCCGCTCCGTAAGGACCTGCCGCTCCGAGACCCAGAGCGCTTAAACCGCCAGATACATTGGCAGCTGCGCTAAATGCGTTGGAAGCACCTCCTGCAATCTGACCGAGGATAGAATCCTGCTCACCAAGAGCCTCAAACAGGTTGATGACTGGACCCATGATGTTTGACAAAGCCTGCATCTTTCCCGATAGAGAAGTAATAGCCTTTGAGGAATCATTGTATGCTCCCTTCTTGCTATCCTCTAAGTCTGCATTGCTATACCATTTACCCGCTACCAGTCCGGTCTTCTTCGCCTGAGCATCTGAGATATTGATTCCGGAAGCACCAACCTTCCTGTTACTCTTAAGTATCTCTCCGATTGCATTTCCTCTACGAACGCCTCCAAATATAGACGGGAGTGGATTTCTGTCAATCTGTTCATTTCTCAGCTTATCCAATGCGTCACGCAACTGCTTAACAACTTCGACCGAAAGTCCTGTAGTCCGAGAAAACTCATCGATATTGTTAATCATCGTGTTGATGGTGGCAGAAGATACCCTGTCAAGGTCATCAAAGATAGTAACCCAATCAGATTCCTGCTTGAACTGCTCAAACTGGAGCTTTGCCACATTCTCGTTGTGAGTTTTTGTGGCACCTGCCTGGGCTCTCTCTCTCATCTGTGGGTCTTTGATTCCCTTGATGAGTTCGAACTGCCTCTCGTATTTGCGGTTTTCATCCTCAATCTGCTGTGCGATGGTTGCATTCTTTTCAATCAGACTAGCCATCAAATCGATGGTCTCCTTCTTGATCTTGTTGTTCTCATCTTCCAGCTTCTTGCGAATATCATAAACACGAGACTCAGAACCGTACCTATCCTTGACATTTTCAAGACTCATTCCCTTAACCTCGTCCGTAGTCAAGTTAAGGCCTGACTGAATATTGTCGTGCTTTACGGCAACATCGAGCTGCTCTTCCATGAATCTCTTATATGTGCCAAACTGAACAGTTCCTCCGAAAGCTATGTTTTCTGAACCCTTCTTGTTTCCTGTCAGCTCGTATATCTTTCTGTATGTCTCATACTGCTCAGATATAACATCAAGTTGCTTATTGAGTATATTCAGTTCGTCTCTACGCTGGTCTTCGAGAAGTTTTCGGTTTTCAGTTTGAATGCCCGCCTTCTCGTTTGCAGCATAGTCCAATCTATCCTTTGTTGACGCAGGGAGAGTCCGCAAGAGTTCCTTGATGGAAGTCTCATAGTTGGTGTAGTCAGAGATAGGGAACCTCTTCTTGTCACCAAAGATAGCCTTAAACTCTCCGTCGTTTGCAAGTTGGCCAAGAGCACCCTTTCCGTAGAGTTCCTTGAACTTCTTGATTTCGGCATACATCTTCTTGTATAATTCGATGCGCTTCTTTAAATCTTCGAGGGCCTTATCCGTCTGTATACCTGAACTTCTGTTTTTCCCTTTCGGAACCTTATTGGACTTCTTTCCGCTTCCGTCATAGTCGTAATAAAGCAAATCTTTTGCGGCCTGCTTTACCGTCTGCCAAGCCGTATAGAGCTCGTCGGTTTTTTTTGCTTTAGAAGCCTTAGCAGAAAGATACTCGTTCTTGGCTTTATCAATATCAGACTGCGCTGAATTTCTAGCGGAATACCAGCTATCCTCTTTGCCCCACTTTTCTGCAAACGCTTTGTACTTTCCTGATGTCTCGCTCATAATGAGACCGCTATATCTGCTTGGTATTCTTTTCACAAGCTCACTCTGCAAGTTATTCAGCTTTTCGCCACCGTCAAGAACGAGTCTGATAACAGCCTGGAAGTTTGATGCAGCAAGCATATTCTGAAGAGTACGTTCCAGTTCCGGATATTGTCTGATGAGACCGTTCTTGGCATCATTCATCAGCTCTTTCACCTTCGCCTTCTCCGCATCGTTAAGTGGAATACTTGCCTTTATCTTCTCGCCAATCATCGGGAAAGACTTATCAATCAAAGCAATCATACTATTAGATACCTCTGCCTGTAGCCATGCACTCTTGTCCCCACACCCGAATGCCTGTAAGATAGATGTTCTGATAATATCAGCCTTATCCTCTGGAATACCCATTGAGGAGAATATACCACTCATAGCCTGCATCGCGGCCTCACGCATTTTTTCATCTTTCCCGATATCGCCGAACCGCTTTGCAAGCTCCTTCTTTAGTGATTCTATATAGTTGTCGTATGCAGTTTCATTAGCATACAACTCCTTATCTCCCGTGGAAGCGTCAGAGGCCATAGCTGCTACACGCATCTCTTCTCTCTTCTTGAAGGCATCAATAACATCTTCCGTTGCATCACTCAAATCCGAATAATAACCTCTGTTGCTGAGCTTTGTGCTCGCAATATCATTGGCTTCTTTTAGCAGCTTAATCTCTTGCTCAAGATACTTAAGGCGATCAGCGTGACTTTTCTTTTCTTCTGCCGTCATCAGCATATTCTTGTAACTATAAGGGGCAAGTTCTTTCAGCTTTTCCTTGTAGCTATCAATCATATTGTCAATCTCCTTTGTGTCGCCACCGGATATTGCAATGTTCACGTTGTTATCACGGAGGAAATCTCTTATCTGCTTGTTTTTATCGGCAATCTCGTCCTGAGTCTGCTTTATCTTTTGACTGAGCTCCTGATATTCACTGATAGCGTATGTAATGCCAAAAGTAACAGCAGTAATGATAAGCCCAGGTAAACCTCCTATAGCTGACCAGATTCCAGCAGCAAGAGTCTTAGCTCCTGTACCTATAACTCTAAATGCAGCCAAAGCCGATGCCTGGAATCCTGTCCACACATTCTTTACAGAAGACAAAGTGGTAGTAAGAGACATAGAGCGCATTGTCGCCAATGTGCGCAGCATTTCCATCCTTATAGTCTTCTCGCCGGTCTGTCTCAGAACAATACCTCTATATATGTTATATTGCTCGGCGGTGATTTTGCCAGATAATCGCAACTGATTGAGCTTCTCTGTAGTCAATGCTCTTGCGTTAGCCAGTGCCCTCAGATCTGCTCCTGTAATCTGATTCTTCGTTGCGAGAATCCTTTGCTCTATCTGTGTTAGAGCCTGGCCCTGCAACACCTTATTCTGAATATTAGATGCGAGATTTGCTTTATTCGAAAGAAATCCGGAGGCCGTATTGCCAGCCGCCATCTTCTTGAATGCGTAGCCGGCGAATATTGCACCCATAGGCATCGCAAGAGTGTGCAGGGATTGAACCAGAGCTGTTGCTCCATCAATGGCGGTCTTGAAGAATTTACCAACGAGTGCATCTCCACTCGCAAACTCGGCAAGCATGATTTCCCAGGCATCCTTCAGTTTATTGTAGCGTCCGAGCAAAGTCTCACTCAGAACCTGCTGCATATTGTAGAACTGACCACCAGCATCAGTCATCTGCCAGAAGATAGACTTTACGTCATCGAAACTTACTTCTCGGTTTGAAATTCGAGTCTTAATCTCTGATGTAGAGACATTTCGTCCCTCCTGCTTAGAGTAAAACTCTGAAAGTTTATTAAGCAGAGGAATACCAGCATAGGCAATCTGGCGAAGCTCCTTGCCATCTAGCCAACCACGAGCCTGAACCTGACCGAACGCCAAAGCAATACGATCGAAGCTGACACCAAGACCGGAAGACATATCAGCAAGCCTCTTGGTTGTATCGTAAAGCTGGTCGTATTCTACGCCATACGCAGCCAACTGCTTAACATCTCGGTTCAATTCAGAGAATGTAAATGGCGAATTAAGAGCGAGTTCCTTAATCTGATTGAACATTGTATTCGCATTCTGCATATCGCCAAGAATTGACTGGAGAGCAATATGCTGCTTCTCCATCTCACCACCAGTAGTGATGATGCTCATAGCGAACTGCTGTGCGCCGAACACAAGACCTCCCTGCAAGAAAAGTGACTTCAAATCCTGCACGGTTGAATTCAGCTTTCCTGCATGACTGTTGGCTCTCTCGAAGCCGCGGACCAAATCAGACTGAACCTTTGCAGCCGTCTGAGCAATCTCCTGCTGACGCTTCTGCTCCAGCTCAATGCCTCTTTGAACCTCTCTGTTTACTGCTTTTTGATCTTGAAGAACCCTAGAAGCTAATGTGGTATCGTGGCCACTACCAATATTGCCAAGCAAACCGAGGCTATCCTTCCAGTTTTCAGAATTAAGTCTTCCCTTAATATTTATAAGGGCTCTCATTAAAGAAAGGAGTCTGCTAATCTCGGCTTCTGCCTTGCTTACATCTGCACCGATAGAGATGCCCCTGCTGTATTCTGAACGAAGCTGACGGACTTTATTGCCGAGAGAATCGTATCGGCGTTCGGTGTTCTTCAACTCGTTCTGACGCTGCTTCTCATTTGCTTTTGCCTCGCGTGTTGCGTCTGCCTCGTCTTTCTTTCGCTTTTTCTCAGCATCTTGTTCTGTCTTGTATCTTTCTAAGATAGCATTCTTTACAACTTTAGCATAAGTCTTTGCTTCATCTATAGCATTGAGATATCCGGCACTCTTTACGACATCAGATGCTGTGAGTCCGGTAATAGGATGAATGCCTCCGCTATTTCTAATCTGTTCTAATTCAGTCCTGTATTTAGACAACTCTGCCAACGATTGTCGTATGTTATTCGTTGAATCAACACCAAGTATCTGTATTCCTTCTCCATGTCGTTTATTAATCTCGGTGATAAAAGAAGACAACTTATAAAGCTCCCTTTCTGCCTTGTTAGCCTCAGTTGCAACACTGTTAGGAAATATTCTGAAACCAGCACCTTCTTTAGATACCTCTCCGAGTATGCGGCCTATTTTGTATAACCCACTCTCTACAGACTCCAACTGTTGAACTTTTTTCGGACTAAAGAAATCTTCGCTTGAAAATATACTAATGTTACGACGTAATTCTTTAACAAAGTCATTTAACTTTTTAAAGCCTTGACCTCCCTTATCTCCAATACCCTTCGTTGCTTCGGATATTGCTTCCAAAGCATTCTGTGCCTGCTTACCAGTAGCATCAATCTTGTTTAATTCTCTGGTAATCTTTTTGGTTTCCTCTTCAATTCTCGATTTAAGAGTGAGCGAGAAACTGAGGTCTCCCATATTTCCACCTGCCATATCCTGAATATTTTTAAAATTAGAGTTTATTGTTTAAGTAATCAGCAAGACTTATCTTCTTGCCAACAAGACTTCCTTCTTTCTTCTTTTTCTCCATCCACCTGTCGTAGAGGTCATCCATCTCCTTCTTGGTATGCTTCTTCGGACCGCCTTCCTTTTTGGTCTTTGGATAGACGACAAGAGGCTGGTCTGCAACCATGAGGTCAATCTGTGCCGATGAATAACCCCACCAGTAGTCGTAGGCTGCAATGAAGTACTTGCGCTGAAAGAGGAAACCGAACTTCTCAGCTAGTGAGAAGGCTGCTCCCCAGCTGGTTCTGCTTGGATAGCTTTTGCTTCGCTCCTCGTCATCGTCATCATCACGTCCGTCATCCCGGTCGCTAATATGGTAGCCAGCGAGAATGCGTTCGATGGAATTTTTTTTTTAGAAACATCGAGGACCCTCAGAACCTCGGCCACATCCACATCCTTGATGTAGTAGAGCCAGCGCCAGTAGATCCAATACAGGAATCGTATCTTCCAGATGTTGTTGAGGAGGATGCAGACGCAAATCTTGACGTTGCGCTTCCATTCGTTCTTCTCCTTTGCCCTGATGTGGGAACACCTGCTCATGGTTCCCTTGCGAAGCCAGCCGAGCTTGTGCTTCTTTCCTCTGAACACGAACTCGGTAGGCTCGTCGTGCAGTACGCTGTCGAGTAACTCCTGTAAGTCCACCGAAGGCTGCTCTATTTTCTTTTCTTCTGCCATGATTGTATGCTATTAAATGAAGAAGGGCGGCACGGCTGTTGATTAGCCTGCCGCCCAACGGTTTGTTATCCTGAATCTAATTACCTAAAGAAGCCTTTACTTGATTAACCGCCAATGCCTGGTTCACCAGCACCTGGAGCCTTAGTAAGCCAAGCGATGCTACGCTTACCTGCACCCTCGATAGAACCTGAGAACTTAAACGCAACAGGCTCAGTACCAGAGTTATCCCACTGCAATGTAGCGTAGAGAGCGATGTTGGTGATAACCATGAGGTTCTCCTTCTCGTCGTCAACGATAACGATAGTACCCTTGATCTTGAACTTCTTAGGCTCAACAGCGATACCTGTAAAGCCGGTAGTAGCGTCGAGAGTAGCGTCACCTGTACCCTTCAGAGTAACCTTGGTCAGCTCTGTGATAGCATCCTCACCGAACATAATTGTCAGCAAGTCCTTTGCCTTAGAAGGAACAACGAACTCTACATTGAAGTCGCCGAGCTCTGCTGTAGTTGCCCAGTCGCCTGCAAGACCGATAACCTTGTAGTGGTTGATGGTTGGATCATCCATAGTCGCCTTCAGCGAGTCAACGGTAACCGGAAGCTCAACCTCTGGGGTGATATCAACTGTAGCCTTGCTCAAATCGGTAATAGCCTTTGAGTAGAGCAGAGTTTTAGGACCATTGAAAATGTCCTTCATCTTGTCAATAGTTGTCATAGCCATAATCTAAAATATTTTAAATTGTTATACCTGAATACTTATTTAGTACGTAACCTTCCCTGTATGATCGTTACGGAAAAACCTGCGCCGTCATCAGACTGAATAGCGACGTTTGGCCTGGTAACGACGATATTGTCTGTTGAAATTGGAAATCTTTCGAGGATAGCCTTGATTTTCTTATCAATTTCCGAAGGACTGAAACCATTAGGATTCGCCGAGGAGGCCTTATCTCTTACATACACCTCTATCTGTATAGTGGTAGTATAGTCGTTGTAGGAGCCATCGTAGTTCATCTCGTTGTTCCTGATTGTGTACGGAGCACTTACGACGATGTAGCTACCTATTTTGGTATCCACAGCCTTTGGACGATTCCTTGGGTACACCTTGTCGCATATACCCTTCACTGCGTTTCCTAAGTCGAAATATATCTGCTTGATATCTACCATAGCTTAGAGTTTATTAATAGTTGAAATATTGGCGTACACTACACAGGAATCAAACATATCCGGAAGAGACTCGTATGTACTGTAAACAGTCTCGAAGATGCGGTTCTCCTTATCGAATATTGCGTATTCTACAGGGCATATCGCAACGAGCGACCAGTCTTTTCCGGAAGCTTTTACCTTTCCGATACGTCCGTATATAAGGTTAGGACCCCACTGGTGTCCACCGCCTACACGGCCTACATATGCCTTTCCTCCAACAGGGTCACCCTCGTAGTAATAAGGAAGATTGTAAGCCTCTCCTTCCGCTAGGGTAACTCTCGTTGGAGCCTTCTCTCCCTTTGAGGCACGCACCATATAAACGAGCTTGCCTTTGTGATACACGGCAGCATAGAATGAGGTATAGGCATTACCGGTGATGTTGTAGAACGTCCTATTCTCTTTGAAATAGTTGACAGTTCTATGAGCAAGCTCCTGCATAATCGCAAGCATCTTGTCGTATGCCAGATTTTCAATCCTTGACTTAATCTGATGCTCGAACTGAGCTCCGAGCGACAGACGCTTTCCGCTAAAGAACTTTGCCATAACCTAAACCCTCGTTAAGCTCCAATACACAACAGTCCTGTTATTATCCGGTTCGCAGTCCTTGACCATACCTTTCTCGGTATTGTTACCAACGGTAGCATAAATAGTATCTCCATCAAGAGGACATTTTCCTGCATCCCATTCGTCATATCTGACAGGAATCGATGCCTTCCTCTTGTTCTGGTCAACGTATTTGTCTCCCTCGGTGGTAGTGTCAGTATAACTGCGACCTTCGCCTTCGTAGATTACAATCTCCTCATCATGCCCAACCGGAGCATCATCATCGGCAAACGGATCAGATGGGTCAGTCTTTCCTACTATCGTCCTCACAATCTTTATCCTGTGAGGGTATCTCGGATTTCTGATATTCTCTTTCAACATAAGCCTTTTATTTAATGATGTGCGGAAGAGGCTCTCCATAAGGAGAATAATTTGCCCTTTTTACTCCGTGCGAATTCACTCGGAAGGCAGACTTCTTTTTCAAGACCGAATCCGGCTCAAGTTTTGCGTAAATAGCATTCGCTTCAGCCTTCATCTCGTATCTGTCTTCGTCCGACAGTTCGTATCCACCTCCCGAATGAGTCCATCCGTTATCAGAATCAGAGGTATTGTTCACCTTGCTCGGTCCGACAATAAACCATTTCAGAATATCAGCATAAGCAAGTTCGAGAGTATTATTCTCGTTATCACAGATAAGAGAATCCCTATCAATACCTCGTTTGTACATAATACCCAAAATAGTCTGCTCCGGAACCTCGAACTTAACCCTGCTTGCAAGGTAGTCGAAAGCCGTGAAACCTTTATTCTCTGAATCCATAGTCATACAGTATAGTTACGTTAATAATTAACCCTTCTTGGTAATGTCGATAATCCAACGGTAAGGAGAATCGAGCAAAGCTGGAACAGAAGCGAGGAACAAGTCTGTTTTGAACTCCTGGTATAGACCGTTTGCGGTAATCATGTTACGCAGCAAGCCAAGCTTGTTGTTGGTCTGCGCCCAAGCCACATCAATGAGCTTGTTGCCAAGGGTGTCAAAGATACGCTTGTCAAGGATCTCCTTACGCATGAAACGCAAAGGCTTGCCAGCAGGACGAAGAACAACTGTCCCGTCTGCCCAACCATGAATCTCTGTAACCGTACCGTCGAAGCGCTTATTGTGCTCAACCTCATCAACAATCTCGATAGAAGAAAGACCATTGAGGTCAACAACAGACTTCAGGAACATTGCGTTGTTTGGACCGTAGTTCTGCAAGACTGCCATAAAGTTAGCGTTCGCCCAGCTCTTGTACAACTCGGCAATCTGCTTGTTCTTCAAGAACACGTTATTGTAGTCGTTCTTGGTCATCTGCCATACGAGAGGTATGCTGCGGTACTCAATATGGCTGTTGCGCCAATCCTCCTCAAATTTACGCATCTGCTCAAGCAAGTCGCAATTTGCATCGTTCCACGCAAGCGTACCCGCCTTTTTGAAGTTCTCCTTTGGAACCTTTGCGTCATACAGAGGCTCCTGGATACCACGACCAATCTTGTCGTAGTCGATGAAACCGGTCGAACTCAACTGGGCTGACATGTAGGTCATAGTCATGCCGAGTGAGTCGTACAATACCTGTACCTTGTCGAGATAAGCATCAACCAGGTCAGCGTCGTTGCCGAACTCATCCTGTAGAAGCTTCATCTTGTGGTAACGCTCTGTCGCAGTCTCACGGAAGCCGTCAGCAGCGAAGTCTGGGATAGAAGCGGTGTACCACTCAATACCCTCGTGGTCGTTCTGATAGCCCTCGCCGAGAGGAGCACGGAGGTTCATCAAGGTTGCAGGGTTCAATGTACGTGTGCGAACCTTGAAGGTTGCATCACCATTGCTAGATGTAGGGGTGAGATCTGGATCAATGTCACCCTGTGTCAGATACCAGCCGTGGTTACAGCGTAATACGCCGTCACGATTGATGAACTTCTGAAGGTAAGTGTTGTTGCCCTTACCAGTGAAGAACTTCGCAAGCTGTTCGACACCAATATCAATTTTTGCCATAATCCTGAATCAATCTTTTTACGTTAGACAATAGGTTAAATGTGCCAGAACTCTGGGTAGAGTGACTTGTTCATCGCCTTAACAGCAGGAGGAACAGGACCCATACGGTCAAGCCACATAACGCAGTCTGGATTCAACATACAGAAGTTGTTGTTGTTGCGAGGCTGATGATACTTGTCTCCGCCGGCATTGAAATAAGGGAAATCGTTGTCGTTCGGAGCGAAGCAGTTAGGGTTAGTTACCATAGGCAATACGGATTCGCCTGCACTTGCAGCCTCAACCAATACGTCACCGACCTTCAATGCGCCGAGAGTAGCGGAAAGAGTAACCTTCCAAACATCACCTGCTGTTTCGTCAGTCGTAGCCTCGACGGCAGAAACAGTCACACCCTTTGCCTTAGTCTTGAAGTCCTTCTGGCCGACCATGATGGTATCGCCAGGGAACGGAATGTGAACGAAGCCGTTACGAACAATATAGATGTCTGTGTCTGTAGCCGTAGCAGTAGCCTTTGCCACGCCGTAAGCCTTCAGAATCTTGAATGTTGCGCCAGGGCCGTCGTTGCCAGCTGTAAAACCAAGGTCGTGCTCGATCAAGTCACCGGCATAAATCTTAGCCTGACCCTTGAATGGGTTGACAAGCTTACCACCAATAGGCGGGTGAACGAAGGCATTCTTGATGAGTGCCTCAAGGCCGGCGAACACGTATCTGGTTCCACCGACCTTACCTTCTGTCTGAATGATGGTCGCACCGTGGTTCAGCATACCACGAGTACCCATCTGTTCCATGTAGGAAATAGAAGTGTTGTCCATAATCTTTTTACCTTTTTAAAATTGTTATCCTGAAATTACTTCTTGTCTTCACCGCCGCCGTATCTCTTCTTGCGACGCTCGGCAATCTCATCCATGAACTTGTCGTCGTCAGTAGAGCTTCCGCCACCAGATGATCGCTGTCCCTTTGCAGGAATACCGTTTTCACCAGTAGCTTCCTTGTACTCTGCGGTGTAGATTTTTTCAGCCTTAGAAACCAGGTCGTCGATGTCGGCATCTTCGTCCGGAATCTCCAGCTTTGCGATTGCAGCATTGAGGAAGTAGTTCTTTATTTCAAGGTTTGCCTTGTCGAACTTATCCTTCAAACCTGCCTTTACGGACTCGATGGTTGCCTTCCTTGCAGCCTTCTTGTCTCTTTCTGTGTTAGCCTTTTCGAGAGCTTCGAGTTTCTCAAGCAGCTTGGAATATTTGTCATCAGGATCGTCATCCTTGCCAGCCTCCTTACGCTTGCGCTCCTCTTCCTCTTCCTTCTTCTTGCGTTCAGCTTCCTCCTTGCTCTTCTTTACCTCGTCAGAGATATTCTTGTGCAAGTTGCCGTTGATGCGCTTCAGACGGTTTGCTAACTTGGTAACCAACTTGGAATTTGCTTCCTCGTCATCACCGAAATCTTCCAAAACATCATCAAGTTCCTCATTGATGGTCTTTTGGCTAAGTTCTTTGAACTTGGTAGTGTCAACCTCCTTGTTCACTAATGCTAAGAGTTCCTCTCTTGTCATATCGGTTTTTGTTAAAATTGTTACCTTTAAAATGTTTCCTCCATCTTAAAAGTGTATAAATATATATTTCGTAACACAAAAATACGTATATTTATGCAATTTTCCAAATATTTTTTCATATTTTTGCAATATAAATTGTATTTTTATGCAAAAAGATATATTTTCAGGATTAAAATTGGATAACGGAGAGCCTATTTACACCCAAGAGTATATCCAATCATTAAGAGATACCGACAAGAAGCATCCCGACAAGCTGAAGATTATAGCTCAGCGTGGCGGTCAGGAACGTATGCTGTCTATCGACGCTGACATAAAGATAGTTGGCGGCTCGCGAGGCGGTCCACTGGATGAAGACACAAGAGTACTGACTACTAAAGGATTCATTAAAATCAAGAATCTTAAATATGGTGACACCGTAATAGGACATGACGGTAAGGGGTACAGGGTATTAGGCCGAATTGATTATCCGGATAGAGATTGCTATGAAATCGAACTATCTGACGGATCAAGTGTAGTATGCTCAGACGACCACATCTGGAATGTGTCCATCGACGGAGGCAGTAGGTTTATGCCGCATCTTGCCTGCGAGATAGCCAGTTATATCAATGAAGGTTACCATATCGCTATTCCTTGCGTAAAGCCTGTGGAGTTTGATGAAAGGTTCGGCTTAGCCTCTGTCGCTGAGAGAACGGAATCTTTAAGACGTATCATCGAAACATCAGGTAGGTTTTCTGGGAAATACTGGAAGAAGACTTTCAGGACAAGGAAGAAAGCATTCGATTTCAAGTATTTAGTTGATAGCCTTGGTTCTGTTTGCTACGTAAAGAGGAAGTCAAACAAGAAATGGGAAGTCCGATTCGATTGCAGAAAGAAGGAGCTAAAAAGAAGTATTATTAGCTGCAAACCTGTAGGTAAGAGAAACTGCTGCTGTATTGCTGTTGAGAACCCGGACTCGTTATTTGTAGTCGAAGACTTTATTGTTACCCATAATTCCAAGTCCTTCTCATCTCTAATGGAAGTTCTGAAGGATATCAAAAATCCAGATTTTCATGCAACAATTCTTCGTAACGAAAAAGACGACTTGCAGTCCTTGGTGACAGACTCTTATAAATTGTTCTCTCAATTTGGAACTTACAATAAGTCACAGAACGACATGACCTGGAACTTCGACAACGGAGGATGGCTCAAATTCTCTTACTATGCTGGAGCCTATCAGGACTTCAAAACACGATTCCAGGGTCGCCAGTATGCCTACGTCTGTATCGATGAGGGTACGCAATGCCCATACAAGAAGTTCAAGTACCTCTTGACCAACAACCGAAACGCAGCGCATATCCGAAACCGCTTCTGGATCACCTGTAACCCTGACCCGGAATCTTGGGTACGAAAGTTCATAGACTGGTGGGTTGACGAGAACGGATACATCATACCGGAACGTGACGGAGTTATACGATACTGCTTCATGGACGGCGATACGCCTGACTCAATCTACTGGGGCGACACAAGAGAAGAGGTGTACGAGCAGTGTAAAGGCATCATCGATAGTCTCTGGAAGGATAGCTACGAAGAGCTTGGATACACAAAGCTCGAAATGTTCATCAAGTCGGCGACATTCATCCGTGCAGATGTATCAGAGAACATTAAGCTTATCTCCACCGACGCATCATATATCGCCAATCTTGCCCAGCAGGATGAGGAACAGCGTATGCGAGACCTGGAGGCTAACTGGAACTGGAAAGCTGCCGGCGATGACATGATCAAGATGGAAGACCTTGATGAAATCTACGACAATGCAGAACAGATAGGAGATGGAAAACGCAGGGCTTCTGCCGATATTGCTTTCACCGGCGGCGATAACTTCGTGATGTGGCTTTGGGAAGGAAACCATTGCAAAGACCTCATCGTGTCAAGAATCGACTCCAAGACACTCGTTTCTGTTGTCCAGACAAGATTGCGTGAGTGGGGTGTTGAGGAATGTAACTTCACATACGACATGCAGGGTATAGGGCAGTACTTCAAGGGATTCTTCAGAGAAGCGGTTCCATTCAACAACCAGGCGGCTCCTATTCCTGCCAATCACCAAGAAGAGGAAGGAATCAAGTACTTATACAAGGACTTAAAGTCTCAATGCGCTTGGTTATTCTACAAGATGGTGAAAGAGAAGAAAGTATCCATCGACTCGCAGCTGTTGGAACGAAAGTATTCGGGTGACGGATTTGATAAAGTTCCCCTCAGACAAATTCTCCAAAAGGAGCGAAAAATGCTCAGACGTGACGAGGACGGAGATGATAGGGGATTCAAACTTATGCCTAAAAAGAAGGCCAAGAAGTATGTCGGTCACTCGCCTGACTTCTTTGAGTCTTGGTTCTACGTAATGATATTCAGTTTAACAAAAAAGAAACATAAAAAGGTAAAAGGATTATGGAGGCTATCAAGGTAAACAATGTAAGGGAGCTGCTCGTAAGGAAGCCATTCTACGAGCTTACTCCTGCGGGGTACATGAAACACTCGACTATAAGCGATGTCGTTCCCGACTATTACGACGGAACGATGCCAGACGACACCATGTATCGCCGCATCAAGACGCAGGCAGACTTCTTGCGTGAATACTATCCATCTGCACACAGAATAATGGACGAGACGGAATACCCGGACATCTGGAAGCTGAACCCTGAGAATAACAGGTGGTACTGCCAGAAGATTCAGCGCACAGCCTTTGCGTTCCAGCAGCTCATCCACACAAAGCATTTGCTGCACTTGACCGGCAACGATGTCCAGTTCGAGCTTGCTGATGGTGATGACTACGAAGACGAGAAGAAGGTAGAGGAGAATCAGAAGACCCTCGATGTGTTCAAGAAGGGCTGGCTTATGCACGATATGGAGATTCGCTTCTTTGAAGCTGTAAGTGCATATCTGAAGGTTGCAGAATGTGCAATCGTCGGTTTCTTCGATGAAAAGAAGAAATTCTGCACACGAACGCTCTCTTATGATCGAGGAGATATCCTGTACCCTCACGTCGATTCGCTCACTGGCGATCTCCTGTGCTTTGCCAGGAAGTACTACGACTACGACGATGAGGGCAACGAGAAGACCGAATATGTCGAGGCTTGGGATAACCGGAAGTTCTACCGTTTCAAGAAGGCTGTCAAGTCAGGAAAGGTGAAAGAGGTAATGACGAAGATTGCAAGGATTTTCGGAATTGACGACTACACGCTCATTGAAGAAAAGGACCACGGTTTCCAGTTCGTTCCTGTAGCCTATGCCCGAAACGACAACGGACCTTGCTGGTTTATGGTTCAGAAGAACATCGAGGACTACGAGGAGGCATTCTCGTATCTCTGCGAGAACAATAAGGCGTACGCTTTCCCGATCCTTACGCTCACTGGCGATGGTGAGGACATCTCTATAACCGGAGACGATATGACCGGCTCTGCGAAGACCATCATGATTACCGACACTAATGGCAAGGCTGAGTTCCTGAATGGCACGGATGCCTCTGATGCCTTCGCAACACAGCTCAACAAGTCGTATGACCTCATCTACGAGCTGTCGTTCACCGTGAAGCCGCCTGAGTTGAAGTCCGGCGACCTCCCAGGTGTAGCCATCAAGCTTCTCTATTCTCCTGCGCTGGAGGTCGCTATGAACGATGCACAGGAGTTACAGCCATTCCTGGATAAGATTCTCCGTATCTGCCAGTTCGGTATCGGTACTGATGAAAACTGCGTCGCTACAATGTCTGGGCTTCCAATCAATGCGTGGATAAGTCCGTATGTGCATAGTAATAAAACAGAACAAATCACAAATATTGCCACTGCGGTTCAGAACGGATTCCTCTCTAAGCAGACGGCTTCTGAACGCTGTCCTGACTTCCCTAAGACTGCCGAGTACGAGCGTATCATGCGTGAGAAGAAGGAGGAAGACCAGCAGGACCTCCTCATGGATATGCAGCGTGCTGATAACGAAACCCAAAATGCAATCGAGGAGCAGAAAGCTACTGCGAATATTCAGAGTGGAGGTAGTGGAAACGTACGTACTGGTCGTGGAGCCGGCAGACCGAACAAAAGCGGGACAGACTGGGATGAGAACGGCAACTGGCCGGGCCGTAACAACTGGAAGACCGTAAAGGAGTAAGCCTATGGATGAATTAAAACGTTCTGTCGATTACAGCAGAAAGCGCTTGCAGGCAATCCGAAACTGCGAGGACCATATTGCTGATATCCTCTGGAAAACGACACAGAAGGTAATTACCGCAAGTAAGCGATACAGAGGTGCGGGCAGGCTCACAAACGAGTCAGCCCTGCTATCTTACGCCAAGAATGTTACTGCTGAGGCAGAGGAGAGTATCAACAGCTACATCTCTGCCTACTCCAAGGCTTCATGCAAGATTCTCGGGATTGATAGCGAAAATATAGAATCGTTTCTCGTCAGCGACATCTACGGAAAGACGACATCCGAAAGAAACGCCGTCTATCTCGGAAACTTTGCTGAAGATATTGTAAGGATGATCAAGGCAGGTACTCTTATGGGATATTCAGACCAGCAGCTCCTGTCTTCCATCCGCACAGGCTATAAAGACCCATATCACACATCAGTCATCACCAAGGCGAAGAGAAAGGACATCAACATCGATGTTCCTTCTTACGGAAAGGGCTATTACAAGAACGCCTATCAGAACATCGTAAGAAACGCCTCTCAGGTGATTGCTTTAGCGTGGGGACAGGCGGAACAGGAGTATGGGCAGGAGAACAAGGCTATCGGGTTTTACGTCAAGAGAGGAAGTAGTTATCCGTGCGAAATCTGCCAAAACGAAGCCGATGCAGGTCTTCATTCTTTCAAAGACCCATATCCTCCATTCCACGTTTCGTGTTGTTGCTACACTTTATTTGCATTCAAGGATAATAAAAAGAAATAAGACTATGATTGAAGAAACAAAAGGATACACATTATCCGTCGATACATACAAGAAGGCGAAGGCTCTTAAAATGAAAGACCCTCGCTATTACATCTACGCAAGCCTACGCGGTTCAGGAATGTCTATGCGTGACAGTTGGGCTATTGCCTTTCAAGGCTATGGATTCAACTGGCCAAAAGGAGAGCTTGAACGAGAAATGAACATACTCGAATCGCAGGAGTCTGTTCAGACAAGAATCGCAGAGGTGCAGGGTAAGAAAGCGAAGAACGAGAATAGTGATGAACTTACCCAGGAGGAATTGGCTAAGGCCACTTCCAAGGGACAAATTCTTAAAGACCTGGTATTGGCTCAGCGAAAAGCCAAGTATGGGTCACCTGAGTGGCTCAAGATAGTTGCGTCCATCGCCGACTATAACAAGATTAAGCAGGACGAGATAGATACAGAAAATAACACAGTGTTGTTCTACTTGCCTGTAGCTTATCCCAGAACGTGCTCCGACTGCCTTCTTTTTAAAAACGGTCAGGCAGACTTCCAAAAGAAGAAGAAATAGTTAAATTCGTGTTAAAGTATTTTTCTTTTACTTTAATCTCGACAAAAGCAAGTACCTTTGCAAGCGATTATGTATTTCTCGGATTCTTATCTGTGAATCATAATTCTAAAATTGGTTTAAAGGGATGGTATCTTTACGGACGCCATCCCTCATTTTTTTATGTTCCAAAAACTCCGACAGGATATTCATCTCCAGTGATGTACTCAAGCGCAATTCTGACCTGATCATCAAGAATAGAATCGTTAAATGTAGGAAGAGTAGCGTATGGTGGCAGTTTCTTTGTCTCTGCGGCCTCCAAAATAAACCGGAGTGCCTGTACTAAAGAAGCGTGGTCCTGAACGATCTCAAGCAATTTATCACTCATTCTGACCTCCTTCCTTCTTAATTTGTTCTGCCATGCCAAGGAGAGTCTCGGCGTGCTTGTCGCGATCAATAACCTCCTGTACGGCCTCATCACTCTCCTTGCGAATCTGCTCTTCTGTCTTACCCTTGTCGGCAGCAGCGTTTCTTCTCGCAGCCTCACGAGCAATGTATTCGTCACGGAGCTTCAACTTACCTGCTGTGTATTCCGCATCGCCAGGCAACGATGTATCCGCATACATAAGCTGGGCAAATGCCTCGATGATGTTTTCTTCAGTCTTGGAGAACTCATAGTGATCTCCTACGAAAGCATAAACACATTCATCGAGTGCAGCGTACATGGATGTGCCGACAGAGAATTCAACTCCCCACGTACCAGCGATGTCAGAAATCTTAATGAAAGGCAGCGAGCCTCTCTGTAAATGCTTCTTGATCTCAGCAGGGATATCCTCTCTGAGTGAAGCAACTTCTTTCTTAGACAAGCTCTTACTGAACTTCAGCACGGTGAAGTGTCTTGTCTTGATTGTCTTTCCAAATGGTAATGCCATGATAACAATATTTTAAAGTTCAACTTTTATTTCCTTATACTCGAAATCTGTGCAAGCATCATCATCTTCAGAAACGTCTCTCCCGAAGCGTCCTTCTTTACACTCCCACCACCTGTTGTCAAAGAAGAAGCAGTCCTTGCAAGTGTAATCAGTCTGTTCCATGTTCCAATAATTTTATTTCGTCCTGGATATAAAACACCGCCTTACGCAAGTCCTCGATGCGTTTCTCGGTCTTTGTTTTGTTGCCATCCACCTTATCCTTGCGCAAGAGATACTTGATAGCGTTCCCTATATTGAAGTCAAGGCACCTGCAAATATCCAAAGGCTCAACACCACACAAATCCTTCAACCATGCGTAATGAGAAGGATTATAAACTTGCTCCGTCTTTTCGTTTTCAGACCATTCTTTAGCTGCTGTTAATATATCGTACTTTTTACCAAACTTCATTATGCTTTCTGTAGAAAAATAAGCAGTAAGCCTATAGTCGGTTTTAACGGATGAGCAGAACCACGTAAGGCCGTCATTTCTATCTATAGTGAATAGAATAGGGCTATTATCGTGAACACATATTGGGTCAAAGTTACATTTTAAGTAATCATTACGCGTGATACAAAATCTCAGCCCAACCTTAATATCTTCTTTCTTAATCATAAGCTATTAATTTTTAAATCATAAACACTCTTGCCATCTTTTATAAGCATCTTCCTCATTCAAAGCCATTGCATCATCAAATGATATTGTTTTATCAAGAGAAAAGAGGTTTACATTATAACGACCTTGTATCTCCAAATCTCTATTCAAGTAATGCTCGTAGCCTATCTTTGCAGCCTCCACCGCATTATCAGCTTGAAAGAAAAATGAATCATACTCCTCGTAGTAAGAAGAAGTATTATAAACACAGCACATAACACCCCTTGAACATAATTCTTTGGTTTTCTTTGATGTGCCAATTTCGTTTACCTCAATACGAGTAATGGTATCTACCTTATCGGTATTTCTCCATCTGTCCTTCTCAACCTTATAACAATAATTTCTCATAATCTACTCCTCCTTATCTTTAATTTCAACGAAATCTCCAATGCCCAAACGAGCCTTGTTGATGCAAGACGCAATCCAGCCAATCAAGTAGGCAGAAGGCTCTCCTCCATGCTTCATATCAATAGCATCCTCGATGGCATCGCAGGCGTGAGAAGCCTCATGGCAGCAATAATCCATCGACATATCCTTGGAGCACTGAAACGAGACAAGGACACCACATTTTCTGTCGCTCTTCCTGACAGCATCGGCATACGTAACGCCGCCGTAATCACTATCTGGAGCCCTGCACTTGTCAAAGCAGGAGTCTATTACTTCGTTTAGATCCTTCCCTATATGGACCCACAGCTTCCTTGGATAAATACCGTTGTTGTATTCGTAATATCCTTTTCTCTTCATATTCTCAACTATTTCTGTTTTGACACAATCTCGATAGCAGACAATAATGTCTTTTCGCTGATACCTTTTCCACGACCAACATCATCTTTCTCTATTCTTTCAAGAGATTTCTCAATAGAGCAAAAATCATCATGAGAATCATTTATAAAGCAATTAAGTTCATCACTTACACTACTGATACAATCGTTGGCTTTTTCAACAATAGCATCAAGACGATCGAAACGCTTGTCTATATAATCCTTCAACCTTTCTTCGTGCTCTATAATAGTTGCTGAGTTTGAGATTTTCCCGTGCCCCCAGTAATTATCTACGCATGCGTAATAATCACCTTTCTCATCGCTGTGTTTTTTGCCAGATACGACTCTTAACGCAACGAAAATTTCTCCATCCATTACCGCATACAGTCCTTCTCCAAATGGATATAGTTCGGCTTTTTCTGCATCCTCCCTAGTTTCGTTTTCTTTGTATGCGACCTTTCCTAAAACGCTAACTCTAATTTCCATATCTCAACTATTTATTATGTAATCTACCAATATGCCACTTTGAACAAACCTTGCATAAGTAAGGATGCCAACCAAGTGCCTTTAACTTCGGATTCTGATTCAGAAACTCCCAAGCATCATCCTCGCTTTCATAAGCGACCTTCGCCTTCCAGGAATGAACCTTCTTGGTCCAATGCTCAGGATCCGGCTTAAACGGAGGAACCTTGTTCGGATTGTGATGTCTTCTCATATCTGCCATCTTAATCAATTTTGATCCTCTCGCTCCTCAAACTTTTTGCGTATCTGTTCAAACCAGAATACTCGAAAATCGTCATCGGAAGCCTTCCACATCTTCTTCAGCCATTCATAATTAAGGCGTTCAATGGTTTTCCTGATTCTGTCGCCGTAGAGGATTTCGAGCAGAAGTTCGTCTAAGCCTTCACTGCGTTCAACATCAATGGTGAACTCACCACTGATATTTCCATACCTGCAAGAAGACATTCTATCGCCGGATTCAACAGCTTTATCTACACCTTCATATACCTTTTCTTCATCGAATGGATTAATGGCGAAATAAAACTCTTCACCTGAACCCTGAGGCAAATAATATACATCTTTCATAAGCTACAAACATTTAAATGAAACACTGTTCAACGTCCTGTTCACTGCAATCTCCCTCTCGTTACACATGGTCCTCATGCACTCCAGGGCATCCTCGCGGATAGCAATCATAATCTCCTGCATTGAAGCGGTCACAGGAACCACATTCTTCTCGGTCTTGAGATCCGTGATACCGGAGATAATTCCCTTGATATATTCCTTGTCTATCATAGAAATCAATTTTAATGGTGGCCAGAAGCCGACCGTGGAAGGGACTCGAACCTCCTGTCTGCCCGGACTTATATCCGAAGATACGTCCCACCGCCTTGCACAAAGACCACCAGTGTTATTTTAATCATCAGGCTGAATGAATCCGTCTGAATGTTCCTCTTCACTCCTCATTTCAGAGATGAGTATCTGGTTCTTGAAGTCAGGCTCAGTAACACCGAACACCTTATAGACGATTCCCTGCTTGGCCTTCTTCTTCTCAAATCCCAGGGTTGCTCCCCACATGACCCTTCCGAATTTCTGTACCGTAGGAATATCCTCATCAGAGAGGTCGTTGTCCTTACAGAACCTCACGAAGTTATCGTAGAGCTTCTGCGCTCCGAGCCAAAGGAAAATCTCACCCTTCGCAGCAGCATAAGACCTCATTCCGTAAGCACGAACCCATGCTACGACAGGCTGGCTTCCGAGGAGAGATATGAGGAGCTGTCTCTTGCTTCCCTCTGCCGCAGGGAACATGTACTTCCTCTTCCTGAGTTCCTGCGCGCCCCTGTAAACCCAGTTAAACACACCGCTAAGCTCCTCCTTGATAATCTTCATCGCCAGGTCCGGATCCTGCCTCTCCTTCGGAATGGTAACATCGAAGCTCACGTACTGGAGTCTTCTCACGAAACCGAGTGAAGCATCATCGGAGAGAGGAAGGTCGTTGAGGTTGAAGATGAGGTAGGGAATGGAGTTGATGTCCGACACGTTCTTCTGTAATCCTCTCACAGGGACAGGCTCACCGCTCACAAGCCTCTTGAACATACCGGTATTCTTCCTTCCGAACTTCTTCGGGTCGGAATCAGACGACCAGTTGAAGATGGCATTCCTTATAGGATACCTTCCCCTCATTCCCTCGTCGCCGTCAGCAGTAAGCTCGGCATAATCCATCTTGCTGATTTTCTCGGGACCGAACAGGTTACATGCAACATCGAACACGACACTCTTACCGTTTGCTCCGCTTCCTATAAGAAGGAGGCAAAGCTCTATCTTGGAATAGTGGGCATCGTTATTGTAGTTGTATGCAGCACCTCTCTGGGTAAGACCGAGACCGAGGAACATCTGGAGTATAGTCCTTGACGTCTTGTCAGGAAGAACCTCATGCAGGAAGTTCATCCATCTGTTGCACTTGGCATTCGGATTGAAATCATAAGGGTGGTAGTATGTCACATGATACTCCGGAGAGAAAGGCATGACAACAGGTTTTGCGTTTCCACCTATACCGAAATCGACGACACCGTTGTTGAATGCTACAATATCGAAGGTAGGTCTCAGAATGTTGAAACTCTGGATGACCTTCATAAAACAGTCGTTCCTGATGTTTGCCTGGAATGCAACAGGAGCAATGTACAAATCCGAAAGCAACATCTGGTAAGCCTGTTCAAGAACAATGTTGGGAACAGGTTCGTATATCCTTCCGTTGAACATATAATAATGACCGTCCTTCTCGTAGTACTTTACAGGAGTGTCCCTTGCAAGACTCCTGATGGATCTGCTGAAATCTATCTTGAGACCATTGTATTTCTCTGAATTAGTCCTTCCCCAGTCACACCGGAATCTGTCAAAGCCGTACTTGGGAGACCTTGATAATTCGATCAACTGACCATGCAAAGTATCTATCGCTAAACCATTTTCCATATATATGTATCTAAATGTTCATTTTTTAAAGCTTTCGGTTGCGGATAAACCCCGATAAACACTGGGATTTGCGCAATAAATGTATATCTCGAAACGCCCTAACAATACAGGACATCATCAAGATTGATATTACAAATATAGTAAAAATATCAGTATAAATATGCACAAACCTTTATATATAGGGTATTTTTATACATTATTAACGTGCTACTAAATTCAGGATAGATATACACCTTTTTGATACCAAGACAATAATCTCGAAATCTAAACGTTATATTAAAAACAGACAGGAAAAAGTAGTTGAATAAATATTCATTCTTTGAGTGAAGTAAGTTTATTTTACAAAAGAAGAAAAAATCGGAAGAAAAAATTTTTAGATGAGGTGACTACCGCCCGCGTCTGGCTGCCACAAAGGGGGTACCCCGCCTATTATCTCATTTATTTACAACTTATGTTAGTTTACACTATATAAACTACCAAAAATTTGCATATTTTTTCGTTTTGAAATATTTTGACAATTTTGGTTTATGCTTTTTCGTAACCACCTGAATATCAGCCACTTACGAGTGTATTTTATTTCTCTTTGTTGCATATTTATTCGTTTCTTTCAGTCCGTTTTCTTTACATCATACTTGACGTAACAAAATATTACATATTTTCCAGTTGGTCGCAAATAACACTTTGTAACTATTGTTTAAATATACATTTGCACACCTATAAATATACGCCAAATATACGTCTTTTCCGATTATTTTACTTACAATTTGCAACCTTGTAACTATCTGAATATCAAGCATTTAAGTATTTAGTGTGCTATTTAGGTAATACACATTAGTATACTGAAAATCAAGCAGTTACAGATTTTGTAATATATAATTACCGCAAAATGGTTAAATATTCATGATTTTACATTTTTTACTTTCAGTTTTTCATTTACTTTTCCTTAACCCATTATTTTGCAAAGTGGAGATAGCAAAAAAAAGTTACGTAAACGTTACATTTTAACGTTTTTATATATATATTTATATTTTGCACACTTATTTTAACATTAACACTCTTGTAAGTGCCTGACTATCAAGTAGTTAGCTATTTACAATTACATCAAAAAAGGGGTATTGTTACTTACACTTTTTATTAGTACCTTTGCAATACAAAAAGGTTAAGGGGGTGCACCTATATTAAACGCACCCCACATTAAACATATATAGTTATGATTAAGAAATCTGCTATCCAGTCTATCGCGGACAAAAACGCAAAGGTAGTGGCCTTATGCGAGTATTTAGGTACATTACGCACTGAGTGCGTGCGAGAGTATCAGAAAGAAGAGTGTACACCAACATTTGACAAAATGCACGATATGTGGGTACGATTAAGCGTGTTATCTGCAAAGTTAGAAAACGAGTTGCAAAAGTACGTACTTTCAGACAACACCACAATAAACCAAAATTTCGAAAGTGTTCGCAATTTGGTTTTAGCCGTTGACAACAACGGAAAACACAAAGGGGCTTTTATTGCTTATTTTGACGCACACACAACAGACAAAAACGAGTTACCTTTATTCTATTCCGTAAGCGAGTGTAGCGGTTATGTAACAAAACTATACAACAACTATCTCGCAACACTTGAGGACGTACGCAAGACACGAACAAGACGTGAACGTTTGGCAGATAGAAAAGCCCGTTTACTCGCAGAGTTGGCAGCGCTTGAGGAAGACGAAAAGGAAAAGGAAAACGAAAAGTAAGTAAAATACAAAGGTAGCCGAATTATCCGGCTACCTAATAACACTTTAAGTTATGGAAAAGGCTATATTACAGAAAATAGAAATGGCAGCCGTTAGGTATCATCTTTCAAATGATTATACAACAGAAGAAAGGTTGCAAGCGTTAAAAGAGTCAAAGGGACGCGTTTTTGAAAACCTTTGCAATATTTTTGGTTTAAGCGACAAAGAAATAAACTACCTATATAATTTATAAGGTACACTACTTTTCCCCACTGACTGCCAAGGGGTAGCCAGTGGGAAATTTACACCGTACAATTTCCGTGCGGTGCGGGTTGTTATGCCCTTATTTTTCCTATCACGTTTAAGCGTACATTTGTAGGGCGGTTGCTACATAAGGGAACAAAAACAGAGATTTTGGTATTATTCCAGAGAGAGAGAAAGATTTCTCCCTCAGGGGATTTTATTACCAAAATTTCAGAGAGCTATCCGGCAAACGAATCTGTAGTGATACAGAAAGGCGGGCGAGAAATCCCGTCGTGGGTAGCGAGAGAGCACAGAGCCACCACGATACCGAATGAGATGAGGCACGTGGAAAGAGCAAGAGCCGTAGCTGTGCAGTTATCGAGCGAGATGACGGACGGATAAATCATAATTCATATTCTACCGGTTTGATTGTCCGGTCGGGAGTGGTTACCCGAAAATCAATCGTGTGTGCAATCACGATTTGCAGCGTATCAAGGCACACACTATCACGCTGACTGAAATCGGTTGCTTGCCATCCGTGCGAGATTTATATCTCCTCAGAAACAAACAAGCTGCTGGCAGAAGCATAAAATCTGTAGGGTGTGAGCCACGTAGTTAAGACGATAAAGATAAAACGTGGTGCAAAGATGCACATCCTGGCTAACGGGGCGGGGAGAAATCTCCGCTCTACAATTACAAACCATTTAAACATATAGATTATGAAAATTATCAAACATTATGTTACAGCAGACCGCTCAGATGAGGAAATGGAGTTCCTTGGATATGTTAAAGACGAAAAAGGATGGTCCTATATTACAGAAGAGCCGGAAACAGAAGAAGAGAAAGAGGAGTTTTATGCTTCTTTCGATATATTGTAGCCTAAAATCCCTACGCTTGTAGGGAACTACAAACCATTTGAACATTTTAGAATTATGAGTACATTACATTTAGATTGCAGAAGTCAGGGAATGATGGAGAGTATCATTGCTGACGGACAGGAGAGATATTCTCACGTCGAATTTATTTCATGGAATAATAACACGCTTGTGTTAGCTTACATTCCGTGATGCCAAAAATCCGTAGCCAGTACGATAATTGTCGTGTGTGGCTACGGAACAATTACCAACATTTTAGAATTATGAAAGCAAGACAGATTATTTATGCAAGTACGATAATTGTGCTTGGATTTATTCAGACAGCTCCAGCATTTTTAATGCTAGCAAGTACGAATATTATCGTGATTCTGCTTGGAATATTCTATGGCGTTATGCTTGGAATATTCTGGAGCAGTACGATAATTGGCAAGTGGTATTTCCGCGAGCTGTGGAGATCTACACTCCGCTTGGAAAATTTCATCCTGCCTGGAGTGTGAGAGATTTGGAAAGTACGATAATTGTGCTTGGAAACATTTAGCTGAATTCTGCTTGGAGAAATCCAGGCAGTACGATAATATAACCAGTTAAACAAAAGAATTATGTTCAAGACAATAACAAAAGAGTTAAGCAAAAACGAGGTCATTGACCTCTTGCGTGGAATGGATGCACAGGAAGTTGAGGACAATTTTTCTGTACGCCGTGTTCTGGTTGATACACAGGCGTGCGATGTATTTGGCGGAGATCCTGAGGATTCTTATCCTCTCATCCCTGGTACGTACATGGCATTTTATTATAAGAGTCTTGTCGGAAGCCCGTATCCGTTTTTTGAGAAGGTATGCGCAAATCTTATAGAAGATGAGGAGAAATGCCAGACGTTAATGAACGAAGACGGCTGTATCCTTATTTTCATGCTCAACAAGTACGAGTAGCCAAAAATGTGCTCAGGCATTTTCCTGGGCATACTATGTAAAACCATTAAACAAATTGAATTATGTTAGACAAGAAATCAGAAAGAAACTTTGAGCGTGCTTTGCTACACGAGATGGAGAAGATCAAGATAGCAGCGCGCCAGTGGCACAACAACAATACCAGAGGCTACAGAGATTATCGTAGCAAGGAGGTTATCTCCAAGAGCTTCTCCGAGATAGCAGTATTGTGCATAAGCTAAAAAGTGCGTGGCGATTGTCACGCATGCTATTCACCAAAAATTTATAGATTATGAAGAAATTTAAAAAAACGGAATGGGAAGAGAGAAGGGAACATTTGAAAGCGTACATACTTCCTGCGATATTAGAAATCATGAAGGATTTCTTTGGTAATGAAAAACTCTATCTTGAAATGAGTACACAGAAGAATGGAGAGTTCATTACTGCTTTCGCTTCCGTATCAGACAAAAACGGGAAAACAACAGACTGCGTTTCTTTGCACATGTCTGTTTACGACAATGTTGAGGAAATCGATAGAGCTTACAACAAGCTTGCAGAATTTCTCAAGAAGTACCTAGCCTGAAAAATGAGGGAGTTATTTCTCCCTCTACTACAAACAAAAATATTATTAGATTATGAAAAAGGATATTATTGAATTACTGGGAGTATTAGTAATAGCTATGACTCTCGTAGGTTGTGGAGTGTACGCACAGAGACTCGAAGATGACAAAGCACAGCTAAAAGAAGATGTGCGCAGATTGATGAACACAATCGACGACGAAGGAGACACAGATAAATATCTGTGTGGTCCTGACTATGTAGAGCGTCTGTGGAAATGGTCACACAACCAGTAGCCAGAACTGGGCAGTACGATAATTGTGCTGCCTGCTATTAACCAAAACAGAATATATTATGACAACAGAAGAAAAGATTCAGCTAGAGAAGCTTGTAGAAAAGTATTTGAAAGAAGACGCGTACAAGCCACGAGGATGGGGAGAGAGAGCCGCAAGGAAGTTTCTCAGCGCATTAAATGGCGAGTGGCTTCTTACGTACAGTTTTAGACCAGACCCGGCGTAGTTATTTGCTACGCCTCCAATTATTAACCAAATCAACTTTAGAATTATGACAGACGGAGACAGAAGATTTCTTGCCAGACTCGTAGCGAGCCACAAGGCAGTTATCAGCGAGGAGTGCGCAAGAAAGAAGCTCGACAAGAGCGAGTATTTCAGACGTGCGGCAAAGGCTGACAGGAAAGCTCAGAGCATAGAGTTTTCCCGTCGTCCTCGCAGGTTTTAGCCAAAACATTCTGTGCGGTCTATCTGCACAGAAACCATGTTAAACCATAAAAAAGTAGAATTATGAACGAAAGACAGAAAATTGCAGCTATCAGATCAGCTGCTGAGATGAATGAGCAGAATATGAAATGGTATTCATATATCTTGGATTCTATCCACTCCGACGACGTAGATGTCAGCGTAATGAGCGACAAGATGAAAATCGAGTTTGCATTCAAGATGTTCCACGAGGAGATGGTAAAGAATAACAATCGTGGAATTTCGATTCTTGGGCTGCTTACAGACTGGCTCCAAGGGTTGTGTAGTACCGTGAACATTGCGTTTACAGATTATGACATCATGCAAATTGGAAAGATGTGGAAAAGCCATGATCCATATTTTGTGGAAAACTGGTTCAAGAATATAGCAAAGAAGATGATTGAGCTCGCCTATATCCTTGGAGTGTACACAGATAAGTATTTCTATTAAGCCAAAATCCTGCGTGGAGACACGTGGGAACTATTAACCAAAATTATAAGAATTATGAGAAAAAGAAACTACAAGACCATACGTGGTCTTATGAGACAGAAGTATCATGGATTTCTGTCTGTTGCAGATGTTGTTAGTGGGGATTATTACCACAAAAACGGATGGTATCATCCGTTCGCTTTAACAGATGAAGCGTTGAGAGAGTTTACAGATGGTATCTGTGGCGCTCTTAATATGAAAGACAAGGATAGCATTTTTGACAACATAAGATTTGGCAGAGTTAAGAATTGCGGTATCCTGGAAAGAATTGGTGTTGAGTACTTACTCAGTGGTAAGTTGAACTACACATACATGGCTGGTCAGGACTATCCGTCGGAAGCTCGTTTTGTAAGAAAACTCCTGAGATGCAAGTAAGCCTAAAAAGGTGCGCCCATTTATGAGCGTGCCTTCTATTGTTTAACCAGATAAATTATTTGAATTATGGCGAATAAATATCAGATCACAAGCCAGAAGCAGCTTCGTGAAGCATTCTGGCAGCTTTGCGACGAGTGTGGTATCGACTACACTGGCAAGAAGACAAAGTTCAACTCTGACTTGAACATGACTTTCAATGACTGGAAGGACGGGCTACAGAAAGATGGTGTAATAAGCGACAAGCTTTATTTCAGAGCTTGTCTGTATTAAGCCAAATCAATCCTCACTCTCACGGGTGGGGGATTTCTATTAACCAAACAGATTGAAATATGAAGAAAATTGAGATTACGAGAGCTGGCATGGGCGAGAAATGCCCATACCCGAAGTTCAGCAAATTACTGGCAAAAGGCTACATAATGTGCCATCGCTGCAAGTATTGTGCTGAAATTATCAGTGAGACAGAAATAATGTGTGACTATAATTAATCTATAATTATGAGTGAATTAGAGAAAATCCTGAATGACGATTTATTGAAGTGTGAAATCGTAGAAACAGCAGAGAATGATGTAGAGCGTGTGGATCTTATCAAGTGGACACATGACAACACATTCTCAGTAGCTAAGGTGCGCAAGGATACCGGTAAGCTAGAGGTTACAGACATTAAGGCGACCAGTGAGACTACTGCGCTCAAGCAGTTCTACAACGACCACTGGAATGCTGTCATATTTGGCTAAAACTCCCCACTAAATGTGGGGAACCATTATCAACCATTTAAACAGATGAATTATGGAAAAGAATATTGTAGAAGTTGTTACGAACAACAAGGGTGAAGTTGTCGAGAAAGTAGCCGATTATATCGGTGTGGCAAGTTTTGCCAAGACTATCGAGGAACTATATCGTGAGTGCCTTGAAAATTTCGATGACGCAGAGGATATGGAAGAATACATTTCAGATATATTTGGAAAGAATATCCAGTCTCTTGCGTGGGAGTTTACCCATAAGGCAAACAAGGAAATGAAGAAATATCTCCATCTTAATGACCAGCACATGGATGGAAATTTCGCCAATCTGTACGAGGACTACCCTAAGCACAGAACAGGTGTGTGGTGGGCGACGGACTACGATGGCGACGATTACTACGATTTGTATCCTGCCATGGTAGCCAGACTTGATGCCGCAGAGGACAGCGAACAGGCGAACGAGGACAGAGCGTACCTAGAGGAATGGTATTTCGAAGCATTCGGCACGTACAACATCAAGTACAATTTCTCGAACGAGCTTGAAGAGATTCACTCAATGATGGAGGAAGATTACGTGGAAGCCTAAAAATATCCCCTATCGTGGGGATATTCAATGTTTAACCATTTAAATGAGATTAGATATGAGTTACGAATTTGCAAAGAAGGAAATCGGTGATTACAGAATCACCATTTACCAGGATGAGGATGCCGAATGCCCTTGCACAGAATGGGATTTGGTGGGAGTTTACTTCTGGGACTATTCCGACTACGGATACAATAGAGGTCTGTCTCGTGGTTGCAGCAGCGAAGTTGACGCTAAAAATGCAGAGGATGCTTTGAAAGAGCTTGTCTGCAAATATGTGTCACAAAAGAAGATTATCGACTACATCAATAGCGAAAATGTCGATAGCTTCCGTATGCGCTACGACAAGAATGATCACATGTGGTATCTTGAGAATCTGTACAAGGGTGAGTGGTACAACCACGAAGAGTTCTGCCCGAGCGACTTGAAGAGATTCGACTATAGAGAGGAGCTTTGTGATATCCTCGAAGAGGACGATTTCACGTATCTTCTGCATGACTGCAAGGATATTGCATTCTACGAGTGGTCATCTACTGGCTACAGTCAGGGAGATTATGTTAGTGGATATGCCTACTGCGACAAGGAACGCTTCGAAAAGATGGTAGACACGAATACCAAAAACTGGAGAAAGCGAGCCTTGGACTTATTCGAGGGAGAGGTCAATACTATCGGTATGTGGATGTGGGGAGATGTTAAGGGATACGTCCTTGAAAAGAAACGTCCGTTCACTAAATTGTACGACGACGGAGATACTTCTGACTCCTACGACTGGGAGGAGATTGATTCATGCTGGGGAGAGTACTACGAAGATGCTGATGACCTCATCGAAGATGTTATCAAGGAATACGGCTTACAGCCGAAAGATGCAGCCTAACCAAGGGGAGCTTGCACGCTCCTCTTCTACAAACCAAATTATAGAAATTATGAAGGACAATAAGTATTTCTGCTACACCATCGACAATAGCGGTGAGCGTGTCTATCAGAGAATTGACAAAGAGTATGCAATTCAACTGAACAACATGGGTCTGTGGTTTTACAAATTACCCTTTAAGGTCGTGAACTCCCTCACGAAAGCTTTAAGATGGAAATATCATCTTCGCGATTAGCCCAAATGCCTGTTTCATGCAGGCTCTACAAACCAATTAAACAAACAGAATTATGAAAAAGGATTTTGAATTATTGAAGAAGGACACCGATGTTATCTATAATGGTATTCGTACAAAGATTACCGGTGGTGGCGTTATCGTGAAGCTCCTGTCGAACTACATGGAGGATATTTGGGATTATCTCACAGAGAAATATCCTGAGAAGGACTTCAGCGAGGGCGAGGCATGGGACTACGACCCACGTTTTCAGTATTTTGAGTACGATGGCGTTGGAAATGAGTATGCCGTGCTAAGTCTTGATGATATGAGTGAGAACGATATTGACTGGGAGTATGACTACGTGCTTATTGACACGAGTGATATCCCGTCATATCTCCAGGATTTGAACAGGATTGTATGCTTGACTGATATAGATGTAGCGCACAACATCTATGACCTTACTGACGAACAGCTGAAAGAGCTGCGTGGAGAAGTCCGCATAGGATCTATGTACTATTCGGACTACAACAACTCATTCTTCCTTGACAGAAGTGAGCTGAGCGGCTATTGCGAGAGCTATGAAGAATGGCTAGAGGAGAAAGGTATCGAGGATAGTCCTGAGGAGTTCTCATATTACATGAGAGAAGTAGCCTAAAAACGGAGGGAGCAATCCCTCTGACATTATTAACCAATAAATTATTAAGAATATGGCATTACAATGGAATTGGAAAGACAAGATGGGTAAACTTACCATCAGACAGAAAGGAAAGAAGTTCAACGTAAACATTTACTCCGGAAATGCTCTTGCCATCTTTATTTGCGAATACAAGCAGAATGATGAAGAGAGATACGTGCTGTATAATTTCTTCGCCGACAAGAAACATTGTGACAACATCATCAAGAACCACAAACGACTATTCCTTGATGAGGTTGTAAGCATTGAACTGAATCTCTTTTACAAGAGCGCACAGAAATTACTCGACATCTTCGTCAAGAACGGATACAGAGTACTCTGCTATTATGACAATAAATAATATTATCAACATTAAAAAACATTAACAATTATGGAGAAAAAAGAAATGTGGAAAGTACTTGGACGTGACGATTACGCACGCAAGTCTCAAGAACTGAAAAAAAAGTGCGAGGAACTGGCGAAAGCTATATGCGATAAGCTCATTGAGCTTGACATGACAGAAATCTTCATCCCTCGCTGTGGTATTACCTTCAGAGTTGTTACCGTGCAAATAAGTTGTGTTAAACGCATTCTTCTTGCGCGAAAGAGTGGCACCATTTACTATTTGTTGCAAGAGTTTGGTATATGCGACATACATGCTGCTGATGACCTTAATGTGAAGGTTGGTAGCGTAGCAGATGCACTTGGTTTTGTTACTCACTTGGACGAGATATTACAAGAAATATCGAAGATTGAGGACAAAAACGTCGCAGACATCGAAGCTGCTCTCAAGAGACTCTAACATCGGTCATCCGTGAGCGACGGGCGCACATCGGGTTCGAGACCCGACACGGAACAATATTAACCAAAATTACAAGAATTATGAGATATTATGTATCAGTCACAGAGACTTTAAACAAGGTAGTCAGCGTTGATGCTGAGAACGAGATAGAGGCTGTACAGAAAGTGCATGATGCCTATGATGACTGCGATATTGTTCTCGATAGCGACAATTTCTGCGGAGAAAAAGTAGAGATAGAAGATGATCAGGAATTCTACACCGATTACGAGAAAGAGAACGGCGAGACTTATCAGCATATCGACTAAGCCAAACGGGGAGAGCAATCTCCCTACCAATAACCAAAAATATTATAGATATGAAGAATTTAGGAATACAGGACATCTGTATGATTAAGCACGGACTGGCTGCTTTGATAGCCAACGAGAAAGTTACTCTTAAAATCGCCATCAAGAAAGACGACAAAGAGCAGATAGAGAGAAGTAACTCATATATCGACGAGGTAAATGCAGTTATCAGAAAACTAAACTCGTAGGAATCATGGAGAATCAGGCAGAGTTAGCAGACAAGCTTATATCGATAGCTTGTTCAGAAGACTATTGGAAAAGACTGCACGCAGGAGAAATGAAAATCCAGAAATGGTGGCAGGAGTATATGAAACGAAAAGCTAAAAAGCGCAGCTAAGGACTGCGCACAATAACCAAAACAAGAAGAATTATGAATGAAGACAGAATCCTAAGCATGTTCTTTGAAAAAGCCAGATGGCAGTACGCTATCGAGAAAGGCTTATTCAAGGACATGAACAAAGCAGTAATGTATCAGCTGACAGAGCCAAAGGCTCGTCTGGCTATGTATCAGAGGATCAAGAGCGGCAATTACAAGATAATGCCGCCTCATACAGCTAAAATTCCAAAAGACAACGGAGATTTCCGTACCGTCTATGTGAATGAGCCTGTAGACAGAATCCTTTTGAGTATAGCAAACGACCTCTTGTTCGAGCTGATGCCAGAGATGGTGCATCCACGCTGTATGTCATATCAGAAAGGTATCGGCTGCGGTCGTGTGGTGCAAGATGTGTCTCGGATAATATACTCGGCAGAGGGAAAAATCATCGGATGGAAAGGAGACTTTTCTAAATACTTTGACAGTGTACCTATTCGGTTCATCGACTGGGCATTTGACAAGGTAGAGGAGAAGTACGGAAAGTCTGCGCTGATAGATGTCATTCGTGACTACTATCATACAGATATCTATTTTGATGAGGACAACAACCTCTGCGAGAAGTATCAGTCCCTCAAGCAGGGATGTTCTGTTGCTGCATGGCTGGCTGATGTCATTCTCTATCATCTTGACGACAAGCTATCTAAGCTTAACGGATATTACGTCCGCTATTCTGATGATACGCTGTTTGTCGGTGAAGACTATGAGAAAGCCATGGATATCATGAAGAGCGAACTGGAGATGATGCAGATGACGCTCAACCCAAAGAAGGTTGAGTATCTTGACGCTAATCACTGGTTCAAGTTCTTGGGATATTCCATCAAGGGTCACAACATCTCTCTGTCGTCCACACGTATCAAGACCTTCCAGAAGGAGATTGAGAAAAGGACGATAAAGAAGCGTGATACTACGATGACGAAAGCCATCAATGCAGTAAACAGGTATCTCTACAAGGGGTACTGCGATTTCTCCTGGGCTACTCAGGTTCTTCCGGTCATAAACGTGAAAGAGGACATCAACAAGCTCAACACCTTCGTCATGGACTGCATCCGTGCGGTCAAGACGAATAAGAGAAAGGTTGGTGGTCTCGGATACGTGAAGACTCAGGCTGTCGGTTGTATAGACCGAGGCCGCGGAAGAAACGTGAAAGCAAACAGGGGTAAGACAGAGAGCGAAATCAAGGGGTATCTATCAATCGGCTGTGCTCAGAATGCCTTGCGAACGAGCAGGGCGGCGTACAACACATTGGTGAATACTCTGTAGATGTAGCTTCCAGCGCAGGAACTGTTGGAATGAAGATGTAGTTTAAACATCCGGTCTCGACGATCGTAGGACCTATCTCAGAATCCGAGATGGTCCTATGATCCTCTCCACCAGGATATTATCAAGCTAATATAGCTATGCGCAGTATCTTCTGACCGACAGACTCTGTGTATCCGAGCACACGGACGTGGGAGAAGGACGGATTATTTATGTCACGCCTATATGATCACCTCAGTCTGGGCCCTTTCGCCCAAGTGATACTTGAGTCCAAAGGGACCACACTGAAGATACACAAGGCGTGTCTAATCAAATGAGTACAGAAATGTGCCAGTCCGCATGACTTCCACCGGTGGCGCACACCACCAATCCCTGGCGGATGGCAATGTTTAATACCACAGGTTCTCTTAACCAGAGTTTAGGATCCTGGTAACCGCTCATAGATATGAGCAGATTACCTGGATCCTGAATTCTGGCGAATCCTGTGCTGAAATCAGAATCATAAAGTATTGTGCCGAGCCATCGGTCAGAGAATTACCCAAGCACGAGGGTAGTCTTCAAAGGAGAGTGAATTTATGAGTGACTGTTGTGCTCGCCGGCTAATGCTGGGAATCCCCAGCTTCATCCGGCGATTATAACAGCCCTCAAATCAAGCTGTTACAGCTACGTGCCACGCTCTCAGATGAAGACAACGTTATTGCCAAACGAGGTACACGAGGAGGCTGTAATTTACCAACCAGCTTGCAAATAACGCGGGTTAATCCTTAGGTTAAATATTAACCCGCGTAATCCATCTGGTTCGTATCAGTTGATTATAGGAAAGCAACAGGCCTATGAGTGTACCTACAAACAACCAAAGTGAATTGCATCACGACTTATCAAGAGTATGAGGTTTAATATCCCGTAAGTGGAATGATGCCGTCGATGTCTATCGGTATCGACGGCATCTTTCACTCACTGGACCGAATCGCAAGTATATATCCATGCAACAGAATACATGAGATAGGTCATTCGTATTGCAGCGATGTCTGGCAAGAGCTGGGTGTTTATGCTACATCCCTCAATTTGATATGACTAAGAGCTGGTACTAAAGTACCATAGAGCAGTCATCTCATTCTGAGTGATGTATCTAATCATAAACTTAAAGCAATGCAACGTATCAGCATGAGCCAGAATAGGTTATTGCGAGCCGAATGGTACGCAAGAAGGAAATATTTAGACAAACAGTCCGTATCTTCCTGAGTCTCCAGGAGAATCTCACTGGATACTCAGGATTCACTCGACTGTTTACATCGAGCGCATAAAGCAACACAACAAATCCCTTGAGCGTACTGCTATTAACCAAATATTTTAAGAATATGACATACGACGAGATTATCAATGCAGTTGAGAATGGTGCTAAGTTCACCATCAACTTCCAGAAGAGAACATGTAGGGTGAATGGCAAGATAGTGATGTCCGAGGAAGATAAGCCGAATGATACACCTTACCTGACACATGCAGTAGTCCTGTTCGCTATAGAACAGAGATATAAGGCATACAAGCATTCTGTGCCGTCTGAGCGTTCTGAATCCCATCGCCGCTACTACTTCAAGGCTTTGCCGGAGAAAGAGCTCTCAGACGAAGATATGATGTACGGTGAACGACGAGAGGTAGCTAGATGTAAGCTGGAGCTATACATACTGATTCAGCTACTCAGAGGCAACCTCGCATGGGAGAACAGATGGGGAACATGGTTCTGGCGTTCCAAGAACGACAAGGACCTGATTATCCTCAGATACTGGATTGAGCCAAACAAGGGTGAGGTGTAACCTCATCCACAAGAGTTAAATAAATTTTTACAAACCATTTAAAATTATTAGAATTATGAAGCAGATTGTAACAATCACTGGTGAGAATCTTAAGGTAGTAGCTAACAATGTAGAGAACGCAGCAGCTGAGAAGAAGACAAAGGCTCAGATGCGTATCGAGGCTCTAAAGTCAGCAGGTGTTGATGTAAGTAACTATTTCACTCTTGGCGATGAAAAGGTTGTCAAGATTGAGAATGGTGCAGCAGTTCCTGTTGATATGGACGATGCGACTATCGATGCTGTAGGCAAGAAGATTGTAGAGGGAGGTTACATCAACAACTGGAAGCTTTTCCGTCGTTGGGTAATGAGTCAGATGTTCCACATGCTCAGACAGATGGAGACTGGAAGAGATACTTTCAACGAAATCCTACAGCGCAAAGGCTATGAGTATCAGTGGAGCGTAATCGAGCGCGAGATGTATGCCCAGATGAAGATGATCAAGCACGGAGACGCAGAAAATGCAGGAAACAGAAACTTCTGGTTCAACGGCATGTTGCTCTGTGAAATCGCAGAGGACTACATCAAGAAGCTCAGATACTACATCGAGAACAACCTTATCTACAAGAACAACTATGACAGCAAAAAGACTTACAAGCATACCTGCAAGGGAATGCCGTACGTACGTCTTCAGAACAAGGATATCTTTGTGGCTGACTTGGAGAAGAAAGTATATGCTCCTCTCAAGGAACTTGCAGTAGAAATGTATGCAAAGGACACTTATGAGGACGTCTATAAGGCTGTCAAGAAGTTCAACAAGATTCGCAAGCATCTGGCTTGGGGGACCAAGCAGTCAGACTTGTTCATCAGCGCCTATAAGGGTTCTGGTGCTTACTACACAATGCGCAACCTTATCATGTTCCACGGAGCAAGATTCAAGAATGGCGGCAGAAAGATGTCTGAGGCCAAGTCCTTGGACAAGCTTGATAAACTTGCTCTTGAGTACAGCAACGAGGGTTGGAGAATGCTCGGTGTTCTCAAGCAGCTTATCAAGGACAATAATATCAGCATCCAGGGTAAGATTGACGAGTGGAAGAAGAAGTAATCACCTCTGAAAAACAAAGGTTCTCGCTACCTATTATTTCGGCGGCCCGGCAAACTTAACGATAGCTTCTGCAATGAAGGTGATCGCCTCCGGTTATTACCCGAGGAGATCACCTTCTTACGAAGCTCTTTAGATCAATCGAGTAAAGCAAAGCGCCAAGCTGGGGACTGGAATAGCCAAAAAGTCGGTTACTGATTCAGTAGCCGATTCTATGTCAAACCAATAAAATGAAGGATTATGAAAGAGATTAAAGAGAAGATTGATGCGAATTCGCTTGTTCCTGCACCTCTGGATAACAAGAATGTTATGCTTGACTGGTGGGAAGAGAACATGTTCGATGACGAGAACTATTCATTCAATGGGAATGTGTACCTCGGATTCATTGCCGGTGTACCTGTCATGGCAACCATCAAGGATAACATCGTCAAGATAAAATGTATCCCGCAGTCCTACAGAAGCACGGACAAACTTGATGATTTCGGAAATGCAGTCATAAAAAACTTGACCGAAGACGAATGTCACCTAACGACCTACATGGTTCCGGCGTGCAAGCTGTACATAGATGACGAGCACGAGGGAGGCACAAAACTACTAATATTGTTCTCCATCTACGAAGATGAAGCTACGATTTCATTCCACTGGAATGTGCCGAAAGATTAGCCAAATATGTCAGTCGTTAACAGCGGCTGACTACTCATATCATAACTAAATTTTGTTTAAATGGTTCAAGCCGGTCTGTCGTGAGACACGCCGGTTTTTTGTTCCCCAAGTTTAACCAAATTAAGTTTTTAGAATTATGAGCAGAAATTACTGGACATTAGGTAAGAAAGGTATGGAGAATCGTCTGACAAAGGTACAGGCAGCTTATGAGAATGCAGTGGAGAACGTTAGCGACTTGCATGTCAAAATCAGTGAGGGCAACAACAAGTTGGGAGCAATCCCATCTGTATCGCTTATCCCTGTAATGGATTGCGGTAACTGCGCAATCTGTGCGAAGAGCTGCTATGAGACCTCCGAAACGACCTCATCTATAAGGAGGTCATCAAGACGAGAGCCATCAACTCTGCAATCTACCATGAGGATCCAGAGCGATACTTCAAGGAGATTGACGGGTATCTCGACTACCGCTACCCTAGAGCATTCAGATTCCATATCGGCGGTGACATACAGGACAAGTGGTATCTTGGCAAAATGTGCGAGATTGCTCGCAAGCATAAGGATACCAAGTTCCTGGCGTTCACCAAGATGTTCGATGTATGTAACGAGTACATCGATGAGGGGAACGTCATTCCCGAGAACATGCACATCCTATTCAGCGGATGGCTTGGCCTCAAGATGGACAACCGTCACGGATTCCCGGAGGCACATCCTATCTTCGAGAGTGAGACATCAGCACCGGAAGGAACGTTGCTCTGTACAGGCAACTGTACAGAGTGCCTGAAGCAAGACAGACTATGCTGGTCCATCGGAAAGGGTCAGGCGGTAGGATTCCTTGCACACTAGTCAAAAGCCCTCTTCGGAGGGTACTATGTCTAACCATTTAAAATTTTGAATTATGACAACAGAAAGAAGAGGAACAAAAATGCTCAAAGCTTCTGACATCATGAAGAGAAAGGGCATTGTCCAGAAACAGATGGACATGAACAAGTTCAACGAGGTTGTAGAGAATTTCTTTATGACCCATGAGCCTAAGGATACGATTCTCCTTACGCCGAAGAGATTCATCGAGATGGATAACCCGCCAGAGGGTGACTTCATTGACTATCTCGATGTCAGCGTGTGGGAGAAGAAATGCGATGATCCGGATGACCAATTCGACTTCATCGACTATCAGTTCATGAAGAAGAACGGGATGCTCCGTCCTATCCTTATGGTGAACGAGCCATTCATCGGCAATGCTGCCGGGTGGCTGAGAGATTTTTGTGGATTCACTGTGAAGAGCAGAACACGAAAGAAGAAGAAGGAATACATCGTGTCTCTGCCGGTTTGACATACTCTCACCCCTGAAGGGATGAGATTCTTGGATGCAGGCGCACATGCGCCCTCCTTGCGAAAGGTGTCTTACTTGTGCTCTCCAATTCGGCAATGCCCTGCCGAAGAATATTCTGGGCAGCGAGAAGGTCACGGCTATGGACTGCGCCACACTCGGGGCAAGTCCATTGCCTATCCTTCAGCTGAAGCTGCTTGTTTACATATCCGCATGTACACGTCTTTGATGACGGGTAGAATCGGTCAATCTTATGGACGATGACACCATACTTGGAAGCCACGTACTCCAACTTGGTGACGAACTCACCGTGTGCAAGATCGCTCATCTTCCTGCCCCACAAGGCTGTCATGCCGGTGAGCTGGAGGTCTTCGATGAAGATACGGTCGTACTGCCGGCATAACTGATGGGCGAGCCGCCACTGGAAGGCGTTGCGCTGGTTGACAACCTTCTCGTGGTGTCTGTCGAGATCCTGACGTTTCCGTTCCCGGTTATGGGAACCTGGCACACACTTCAAGAGGTTCCGCGACTTACGCTGCAACTGGCGCAGTCCGCTCTTTAGAAACTGCGGGTTTTCAACCGTGGTTCCGTCGCTCATCGTCATGTAGGTCTTTAGGCCAAAGTCAATGCCTACGGATGCACCATTGTGTGTCTTTCCGAGGCTGACAGGGGCTTTATCAAGCACCATGATGATGAAATACTCTCCCAGTGGACTGCGCTTGACGGTGAGGGTCTTAACCTTGCCGTCGCAAGGTCTGCTCAGCGAGAATTTGAAACGCTTCTTTATTCTGTTTATCGTCAGCACGTTCCCGTTAATGGAATAACCTCCTTGTCGGAATACAAAAGAGGAGAAATCCTTCGCCCGTCTAAACTTTGGAGGTCGTGCTGCCAGATGCTTAAAGAAACGCAGATATGCGTCATCGAGACGGTCAAGAATCTCCTGCACCGTCTGCGAGTGCAATAGGTTTCGGTTGATGCGCTTTGCGAAATGCTTACGCATTCTGTTTATGCCGATATATTTGCCGTACATGCGGTAGTAGCGTTTCTGTAGCGCGAGTGCATGATTCCACACAAAAGCAGCCTCGCGGAGCATCTTATCCAGGTGCTTCGTCTTATCGGTGCGATAGAGTTTGTATTTGTATGAAATCATAAGCAAACGTTTTATGCTTACAAATATACAACTTTTTCTTCAACTTTGCAAATAAATTCAGAAAAATATGCACTTTCATACAACACCTGAAGGTAGTGGGTATTCCCGCGCTAAATATCGTAAAAACCAAACAAGGCGTGGAACATTATCGTTTCACGCTCCTATTATTAACTAATTAAATAGAATGATTATGGAAGAAAAAATCGAAAAATTCAAGGAATTGATGGAAGCAAAGCATAACTGCCAGTTTTGTCTTGACAATGCTACAGGGGATGCAGACATGCACGGATTAGTGTATTGGGCAGAGAGAGTCGAGAAATTAAGACAGGAGGTAGCAGATATGCTATAGCCAAACAAGCCTGCCGGAAACGGTGGGCATCAAGTTAAACAAAATATTAATATTATGGATAGAAAAGAATTGAAAGACAAGATTTACAGTATGCGCAGCTATGCGTTGATTGAGCTTGCGTGTACCATCCGTGAGATTATGAAGGAGCATGGCATCCTTAGAAAAGAACTCAAGCACCCTGTACTTGGTTACAGAGAAATCTACGAGGTAACAAAGATTGCGATAAGAGATACTTATACGGCTCTACCGGTTTTTGCTATCCGTTTAGTGGATGTAGACAAATCCGAGAGAAGAGTACTTGCTACGGACAACACATGGATGGACTTCGAAACGCTCGCAAGAATAGTATCAGAACTTAACGATGAGCTTGAAGGTTAAATTAGCGTTAAAAACGGCAAAGTGTATGGTTTATGCTTATAAAATGCGTAACTTTGCCACTAATAAACCAATTTTAGAATTATGGAAGAAATACATTTAAAGACAAGAGACTGGGAGAGGTTATTGAACTATACCCGGCAGCAGAAGTACAAGCTTGCTATCAAGCAGGGATGGTTTGCAGACTATCACGGCAACGCGTGGAGACACAACACCTTCTACGGAGCTTACATCTGGAAATATCCGAAGTTCATCAAGGTAGTGAGAATGTTCGAGGAGTTGTTGGGTCACAAGCCATTGTGGGAAGACGTCACTGACGACAACCTCCGTGATCTCTTTGAGAAAATCAAGGAGCACTATGCTCCCAACTCGGCAAAGACAGTATGCGCCACAATTAAGGCGGTAATACGTGAGAATGATGCTACAAGGGAGATCAACAGCCAGACGTTCGGAAAAATACTCAGAACGAAGGCTGTGCCTGTTCAGTCAGTCTATCTCTCGGATGAGGAAATAGACAGAATCATCAATTACAGTCCGAAGGGACAGACGAAAAGATATGTTCAGCGCATGTTTCTCATGGAATGCCTCTGTGGAGCACGCTATAGTGATTGCCAGAGGATAACTCCTGAAAACATTGATGACACCGGGCACTTCCTCGTGTATGTGGCACAGAAGACCAAGACAGAGGTAAGGGTTCCTCTTCACAAGAAGCTCCGTCCGTTCCTGGTAAGCGGCACTGGTCCAGAACCTCTCTCTGGAGAAATCAGCGAGATGACCTTCAACCGAACCATTCGTGATATCTGTCATGAATGCGGAATAGATACGAACACGAAGGTATTCAAGGCTGGAAAGGAAGAATCTGGAAAGAAGTTCAAGTTCGTATCTTCTCATACAGGAAGGCGTTCCTTTGCGACAAACCTGTCGAAGAAAGGTGTGCCATTGGAACAGATTGCGGTAATGATGGGGCATTTGTCAAACGGAAAACCGAACATACAGATGACCCAGAGATACATCGTAGGCAAGACGGAAATTGATAGCAACACACTTAAGCTCTTCGGAGTCTATGATAACGACGACGAGCCTGATGAGGATTAAGCTAAACTGGAGGTGGCTAATAATAACCATCTCCTGCTATTGTTCAACCAAAAAAAATAACGAATATGGTAGAAAATTATACAAAAGAGGAGTTTCATAGACTCGTCACTGAGTGCCGTAAGAAGTACGAAAAGCTTTCGAAAGAGACTGTAATGAAGGCTCTGACAGGCGAAATCGGAACAAATTCAGCAATGATAGAAGAACTGGAAGTACTCGATATCCATTATCATGACGAAATTAAAGAATTCGACATTTCAGCTCCAGGCTTGAATCGTCAGCTCATTGAGAATTTCAAACAGGCAGAAAAAGATGGCAAGAATGTCATTTTTGAAGCACAGGAATATCTCCAGATTCTCGGTATGACCGAGAAGATATTCGACCAGAAGCTGTGGGTAAACGAAGATGGCCATCCTTGCGACGAAAGCGGAAACAGACTTTCCGCAGACGGAAAACATAGCGTGTTTGAAGTTATTAAATGTGGAAAATGATTTTTTAACATAACTAAATTGTGTCCTCTCTTGCCCGTGAGGGTAGGGGAGGATTTTATACCAAAAACAGATATAATAATCTGACTATTATTAACCAACAGATTAGAAATTATGAAGAAAATGATGAATGAAGATGTACCTTACGAGCAGCAAATGAAACCAATCTTGGAGAAGTATGACAAGTTGGTGGAGGAGAACCTTGCTCTCAAAGAAAAAGCCAACGAGCTTGAGCGATACAAGGCCTACGCCAGAACGCCAGGCGAAGTGAAAGGCCTCGTTGGTCGCATTGAAAAGCAAAAGGAGGATATCGACTGGTCTATTGCTCAGATAAACGAGTATCTTAGGAATCTCGGAGTAGACGCAAGGTACAAAACGTTGAAATCAGCAGTCAATGCTATCACGAAGATCTAAGCCCCGATTAGCCAAACCAAGGAGCTTCGGCTCCTGTCAATTATTAACAAAGCCCTACGCATCACGGTTAAGCGAATGATATGAAAAGAAACGACATAGTAGTATTGGAGAATCTTCAGCAAGAAGACGATCAGCCAAGATACCTCGTTGTATTAGCCAAGGAAATCGAAAATCATGCAGCAGATGGCAGCAGCTACGATTATTCTTTGGATAACAATGAGAGTGAGTGCGAGTATGATATGATGAAGGCTATAGAGAAGAAGTTCGGAGTAAACACTGCCGAGCTGTCTCTATATGGAGAAGACAATGAACTCGAAGCTTGCATCGGTTCTGAAATCAGCGATGAGTTGCTTGTCAAGATAAACGACTTCTCAAAAACCTGGAGAAAGGAAAACGAATGGTTCGACAAACCTCTCTATTGGAACTATTTTGATGGCTCGAACTGGAGGGCAGAACTGCTTCACAGCGAGGTGGAAGGCGTGAACGATAATCGTCAGTACGATTTGCTCGACAGCAATGATGATACCGCAAAGGAGGTCATCGGCAGCATACGACAGAGCCGAGGATGTTCCAAGACAATGGGAAAACGGATATTCTACCTTCATCGATGAAGAAACCGGATATGAGATTAGATTCTCTCAATGGTGCGGACACGCAAGTATGGCAGACGTTTATTAAATTCATTATTATAAGCCCTCGCTATCACGGATAAAGCATTTCTATGAAGAAGATTTTATTCCTATTGATGTTTGTCATGGCAACAGCATCATCCATCGCACAGGAGAAGCATCCTTACTACTGCACAATAAGCGGTACGTACAACCTTGCGATGAAGATTAGACTACAGCTCGAATGGGGCGAGCAGAAGAAACTTGTAGCCCTTCGTGATGAAAACAATAAGAAGATTGAATTTAACAACCTCACTGACATTCTCAATTATATGTCAGCTAGAGGATGGCAATTCGTTACCGCATTATCCTATGATAAATGCATACATTACCTCCTAAAGAAGGATGTTTCCTCACCGGAAGAAGCAAAGCAAGGTCTTCGATTCAGTACGGATGAATAATAACCCAATAGCCGCTTATCCACTTGCAGATAGGCGGCTATTTTACAAAAACTCACCACGAAAAACATAAAAAAACTAACCTACTGTTAAAAACAGCTAATTGTAAATATTCTATACTTTAATGAATATTACGAAATGCCATTTTTTCTTCGTCCGAAACGATTCGTAAGGATGGTGCTTACGGAAGTTTTGTCACTACTTTTTACTTTAACGAGTGCAATTTTTGCACAAATCAGGCATTTGGAGGATAAGAATAATCGTAGTATCTTTGCGGTGCTTGTTAGAAGTCACGCGCTAGCAAATAAATAAGATTATCTATATAGTTGACTAGTTCAACTACAACGATATACCCCCTATCCAAAGTTTGGAGCGTGACCCAGACGGCGGATAGGGTTTTTCTTTACCCTATCTCAAAGTTCCAAGCAAAAAAAACATACGAGGTTCAATCCGTGCAGTCCTCTTCGGAGTTATCGACCGATATATAAAACTGCTCTGTCAGGTAAGTTACATTATGGTTGTGTAAATCCCGCAACGTGTCACCTCACGACGGGTGCCCATATCAGAAATGAGAAAGCCGACCATAACGAGCAAAGCTCTGTGGGTATCAGAAGACTTATGCTGGCTTTACAAGGAGTACGAACTACTATGGTATATTATATATATTGTAGTTGATAAAAAATAAGGTTTGACTCGCTTGGCTATCCCATTTATTTTTATGGGTATAGAGGTGTTATATATACATAAATAAAATATTGAGATTATGAACAAGAAACTAAGATTGCTGGTGACTGCAAAGTGTCACAACAAGTGCCCTATGTGCTGCAACAACCAGTTCGACTTCGAGAAGATTCCGGTAGTTGACAGATTGGACTACGATGAGATTAGTATCACTGGTGGAGAACCTCTTCTGCCGGATTGCAACGGAAAGACAATGTGGCTTGCTCACGGAATCAGAAACGTATTCCGTACGCTCGGAATCCCAGCACCAAGACTTTTCCTCTATACGGCATGGGTTGATTACAGAACACTCCGCAATCGCAGCTATGACTTCGATGGAATTTGTCTCACGCTCCACAGCAAGCCCGATGTGGTAAAGTTCGTTGAAATGAACGATGTGATGCTTAGGCACAAGAGAAATAGATGGCAGGACTGAGGTTTCAATCCTGACTGCTCCCTCCGCCTCAACCTCTTCGCAGACATGAAGGCTCTTCTCCCTAAGGACATCGACCTGTCTATGTGGAAGGTGAAGGACATGGAGTGGGTGAAGGATTGCCCGGTTCCGGAGGGTGAGGACTTCCGAAGAATCAAGGAGCTGTTCTAGTGGATAATTTTTAATATTTAAAATATGAGTGTAAAAAACATTATTTTGGCATCAGTACTCGCAATAGTAGTACTCGCCGCAGGTTCAGTTATCGGTTGTTATTTCCATTACAACAACCAGGAAATCTCACTTCGCCAGCAGTCAGAGGCTCAGCGTGGCAAAATTGAGGGTGTTCACGACAAGATGTGGAAGGTTCTTCAGCAGAAGGCACAGGTTACGGATGAGTACAAGTCCGCATTCGAGTCCATCTATCCGAAGCTCATTGAGGGAAGATACTCAAAGGGAGACGGCTCTCTTATGAAGTGGATCAAGGAAAGTAATCCTAACTTCGACGTTTCGCTATACAAGGACCTCATGCAGGCCATAGAGATTCAGCGCTCCGAGTTTCAGACATCACAGGAGAGAATGCTCGATATCATCCGTGAGCACGAGACGCTCGTGAAGACATATCCGGCAAAATGGTTCATCTCCGATACAAAACCTATCGAATACAAGGTTATCTCCTCATCCAAGACAAAGATGATCATGCAGCTTGGAGAGGATAACGACGTAGACCTGTTCAAGAAATAACAGCTTATGGAAATATTCATATTTCTAATCCCATTCGTGGTTGCTGCTTTCCTGTTGATTTTCTTCAGGAAGCAGACCACCTGGTGGGAATACGCAGTACTCATTGTTCCTTCCATCCTCATAGGTATCCTCATGGAGTTCGTGTTCAAACAGTCAAATGCAGCTGACACGGAGTATCTCGGAAGCTACGTTACAAGAATCCGTCATTACGATGCCTGGAACGAGTACATACACCGCACGTGTACAAGGACCGTTGGAAGCGGAAAGTATCAACGTACGGAAACGTATGATTGCTCGTATGTTGACAATCACCCTGAACGTTGGACTTATTTTGATGCTAGAAACAAGGAGGAATACTTCATGACCGACAATGAGTTTAATGTAGTCAGAAAGATTCTCGGAACCCCTAGCGTGTTCATTGATATGCACAGGGATTACTACACTAAGGATGGTGATGCTCAGGAATGGACGTGGGATGGTTCCATCGAAAACTCATACGCATTATCCTCGGAGCATGATTATAAGAATAAAGTGAAAGCCTCACGTTCTATTTTCAAGTTTGAGGATATTGATTATCAGCAGGCACGAAAGCTTGGATTGTTCGAGTATCCTGATATCGTTCTTTATGACCAGAACCCTGTGCTTGGACTGAAGATCCCGAAGAATCAGGAGAAGGCGATGAGATGGCTGAACGGATACTATGGCGAGCGGAAGCAGTTTAGGGCGTTCGTCCTGTTCTTTACGAACAAGCCGGAAGAAATCGTTGAAAAGCAGCGCTCATACTGGCAGGGCGGCAACAAGAATGAGCTTGTCGTGTGCGTCGGTATTGACAAAAACAAGAATGTCAAGTGGTGCAACGCATTTTCATGGTGTGATAGCCAGGTCGTAGGCGTTAAGAGTAGAGACTGGTTTATGAGCAATCCTGTAAATCTCGAAAAGTACGCCGAGTATATCGGTCCGATTGTAGAAAAGGAATGGCATAGAAAGAACTTCGAGGATTTTGATTATCTTACCATCGAGCTTACCGACTGGCAGTACTGGGCCACCATCATTCTCTTGCTGATATTCAACATTGTAATGAGCTCATGGATTGTAACCAATAATTATAAAAACGATTTGTAGCGCATGAAAGAAAGATTAAAAATGATTTTCGACCGCATCGACATCTTTGTCGTGTGTATTGTCTTCGGGTGTTGCCTCACAATAGCGGAGGTATTCATAGGAACCTGGGGAGGGTTTGTTCTTTTGTTTTTAATGACTTCCCTCATTACCGAAGTCTGCTACACCCTACGCTGTAACGAAAAGCTTGAAATAGAGCTGATAGAGGCAAAGGAGAAGCTGAAGGAGGCGGAGTGTGAACTGGAATCAGCCCATCTAGAGATTGCCAAAAAGAGCAGGCTCGTAAACCTCTATACACTACTAATGAAGCTGTGGCGGGAAAGATGGAAATGCGAACGCGCCAAGGTCAATTACTGCAAGCGCAAGATAACATCGAGACAACTTGTTGATGCGATGAATCATGAAGAGAAGGAGGAATCTGAGATTTACGATAAAATCGTTGAACTTGACAAGGAACTTAGCAAACTCTACAAATAGATACTTGCCATAGAACAACTTTCCCCACGTCATTTTACGAATGGCGTGTGGATTTTCTTTGTTAACCGTTCAGATAGTCGATGACTTTTCGGTTTGCCTCGTCTATCTTTTTATTGTCGAACTTCACGTATGTTGCGGTAATAGACTTCTCCCATACGGAGTGCCCCAACGCTCGGCCTATTATTTCAAGCGGAATGCCTATCTCTGACGCAAACGTTGCCCAGCTATGCCTGTTGTAGTACGACGACATCTGCTTGTCGATAGGACTGACCGTAGCCTTTCTTCTGTCTTTCGGGTCTTTCGGCCCAATTCTTCTAAGTGTCCGGTTCAGATTGTTCGTGAAGTGATCAACACTGAACGTTCCTGCGTCCTCAAAGAATCTGAGCAGGTATTGAGGTTTTCTGCTGCGATACCTGCTTATTATCTCCATAGCTTCCGGCTCAACCTTGATATCGTAGAGTCTGCCTGTCTTGTTTCGGTAGTAACTTATCCTACCATTACGGAAATCCTCCTTCTTAAGCATCAGAAGGTCTGAAACATTGATGCCTATAAGATAGAACCCCAACATGAAAAAATCGCGGTACAGAGCCTGCTTGCCGTGTAATTTGGCATCCCTGAGCTCTCTCATCTGTTCCAGTGACAGACAGCGCTTCCTGGTTTCCTCCTTTTTGAGCTTGATGGAGTGGAACGGAAAGTTCTGCGTTTTTCCATCATCGATGGCCTTCCTAAAGACTGCCTTGATATGCGTGATGTCGTTCGAGATACCATTGGCCTTTCTTCCTTTATCCATCTCATGCTTGATAAACCCGGTAAGCCAGTCTTTATCTATTGTGTTGAAATTACACTTATCATCATAGGCTTCAATACACCTGTACGTCCTCTCGTAGCTTCTTCTTGTGTTCGGTCTTTCTCTCGTCTCCAGGAATGCTTGCATAAAACTGAGGAACGGAGACTTGTCGGTCTTTACAGCTCCAGTACACATCTCTTTCAGATGTTCCTTTATTGTATCAATACCTTCCTCGATATGATCGAGCACATAACTCTCACATCTGGCATATAATTCCGCAAGCCTTCTCGTCTTTGCTTTTGCTGACTTGTCTGACTTCGGAAATATCATGCCGGTAAACTTCTCTGTTGTCTGTATTCCAGTATAGACATAGAACCTTTTTCCTTTGTGGGTAACAGAGAAAAACACCTTGTTTGTCTTTGATTCAACGTAAACTTTCATAATGATGATTTCTTTTGTAATCCTTCCATCTACAGGAAAACCTCACTTGCATATTACTTGCAAAAAGTAACCTTAGATTACCCTAAATTACCTTTTTGGGGCTATTTTTCTGTAAAATAAATAGATTGATTATTCGTGACTATAGCTGAAAATCAGAGACTTATGAATTTAGAATGCCAAATTTGTTACTGTGATCATTATTAATTAATACCTTTTCTTTTTAATTTTGGCTGCA